AACGTTGGGCTGTTGCGGTATTGGCTGGCGACGGTGTCGAGCGGGGAGAACGGCGGGTCGCCGTTCTCCCCATCGCCGTATCCGGGTTGCCAATATTCCGGATCGACATATGCGGTGGGGGGTGTCATTTAGTTTGCCGCCGTGTAGGTGCCATTAATCCAAAACTCACCGCTTGAAGTAATGGCGTTTGAGTTTCCGATAAGGGCCGTCGTCTGGGACTGTTCGCGAAGGACTATTTTTTGAGTCCCGCCCTGGATGAATGCGAGCCTGACATTACCTGCACCGGGCGCCGGCCCACCGTTTTGCATAATACGGACTAGCTCAAAACTATCAGACGAAAGCCCTGAAATATAAGGGATTCCGGTGATTTCAGTATTCCCCGTGCCGGTATGCCCGCTATACGCCACGTGTAAACTGAAAGTAACCGAACGGCCGATTTTTGTTATTTTTCCTGATTGCGCACTATATGATGCGGCCGCGCCCACCGTGGCCGAACCCGAAACAACAGGCGTAAAGTTGACTTCCCTGTAATCGTCGATGGTATTGGGGTCCGAGGACGGAACCTGTGTCGGTGGAAACTTAATACCTGAAACGACGCGGTTGTGATCAATACATTCGATACGGTTGTTGTCGGTCGTCGTGGCAATGCTGAAATTACTGTACAGCATCGTGTAATTGAAAATGGCGTTGCCGATCGAGCCGCTTTCAATTCTGAATTGATTCGTACCGTTAGCCTCCACGTCGCCGCCGAAGAAGGCGTTGTAATTGGCATTCGCGGAAAGATGGATACCATACGTTCCGTTATTTTGGTAAGCACCGCCTACGAAATTGTTTATTTGAGCGCTACCGACGTAAAGGCCCGCAGCGGCATTGCTTTGCAAATCAGGGTGGACTAAAGTGCCACCGTTGGCGTTGGCGTAATTGGTATTACCTTGCGAAAGACAAACCCCGTGTCGACCGTTACCTTTACATTTGATGTTCTCCATGTACCACAGGTTGCAATTCTCGCCCCCGGCATCTGTACCAACACGAATACCATCGTTCCCGCAGGCGAAAACGGAAACGTCTCGTACGGTGACGCGGGACGCTTTCACGACGATGCCGTCGCCCTGGTTTCCGGCCACGCCCTGCACGGTTAGCGACTCCACCGACGACGCGTCCGTTTGTATGACGATTGCCGGATTCGTCACGGATGCCGCCTTTTTGATCGTGGTCGCACTGTAACCGTTGTTGACTGAGCAGTTGCCATCGCCGAACAACTTAATCCTTCGTCCCGAAGGTAGAACAATCGAATCGGTAGTGAGATACACGCCTCGCGGAAGATAGACAGCACCGCCGTATGCGGGGATTGAGTTAATTGCTTCCTGAATCGACGACAAACTGTCAACGTTCCCTGTGGAATCCGCGCCGAACCACTGAGCGTTAACCGGCCCTGAGAACTGCCGCTTGAAGCAATGACTGCCTCGAATGATCGTGCCCCCGTTGTCCAGGCTCGTTGTGTCGCTAGCATCACGAACAAACATGCCGGAAATCCCCGAAGGTGCCTTCGTGATGAGGTAACCTGTAACGTACACCGACGTGCGCGGCCCTACGTATGCCCTTAACGCGTCGTAGTCGGCCAGTTGGAGCGCGTCAAGCGAAGCCTTTACACTTTCACCACCGTTGCCAATCAGGGCGCTTCCGCCGTCTTCGCCGAACTGTTCGACGTTGGCGGTATTAGCATCAACCGCGTCGCGTAAATTGATAAAGTTTTGGTCAACCTGTTCGTGCGTCAGGGGCACCAATTGAAGTTGGCGAGTAGATACAGTAACCATTTGGACATACCTTTACGAAAAGATTACAACGATGTTTTGCGAAGCAAGGGTCGGCGCCTCGTCGATACCCATCGTCACGGATGCGGCGACCGGCGATGCGCTTTTGCCAATAGTAACCCCGAGAATCGCAATCGGGCCGACACCTGCAATCGCAGCAAAGAATCGGCTTGCGAAGATCGTCGAACCGATGCGCGCGCGCTGGCCACCGTCGCCACCGTTAAACGCGTTAATTACCGCCGATTGAATAGCGGCCTGCAAAGGGGTGTTGTTCTGGCCGCCCAGGTTCTGGACGTTGATCGTGAAGTAGACGGAAGTGTTCGTCGGGCGCTGAAACGTTACGTTGTAGGTCGGCACGGGGTTGCTATAGCCGGACGGGTCTTGAACGGAAACGGTCGTGTTGCCGTTGTAGTTGGAACCGCCGTCCTTGCGCTGCCAAATGGCCGTTGCAACGTTCGCATCGCTACCGCCCCAGACTGCGACATAGATCGAATGCGGCAAAAGGTCGTAGCTCGTCGCGCCGACCGTGATCGGGTCATCGGTGACGTTCTCGGTCACGTACGCGTCCGTGACGCCAGCCACCGAAAAGACGTTGGCGTAGATGGCTGGCAGCGAACCGCGAGCATTGACGGCGACGGACTGCTGTCGGCGGTATTCGAAGTCCGCGCGGTTCTCGACGAGCGTTCCCGGCACGCCGTCCGTATTGTTGACGGCCCGGTCCCACCCTGGAATAGAGCGGTACGGCGACCCCGTGATCGCATTAGCGGGGCATGCAATCGGGCCGGTCTGGAGCGCTGCAAACGGCAACGTGATCGTTCCCGACGACGGGATGGTTCCGGCGCTCGTGCAGGCGTACACGTTGCCGTTGACATCTTGCACGAGCGCGCCGACCGGGATTACGACGCCCTGTTTGCCTAGACAGGACACCTGGACGACGGTCGACGTTGCCGGGTTGCGCGTCATGAAATAGATGCGCCCGAGCGCGTCTTGCATTGGGCCGTCCGCGTTCGCAGGGTCGATCTGATTCACGAAGTAGGCGAAGTCCGCGTTCTTCTGCGACAGGATCGCCGCGTAGCTGCTCATGAGTTGCCCTTGAGGCGTCGACAACGACGGATTCAAGTTGCCGCCGAACGCGGCGTTCATGTCCGCCATGATGCCCGCGCGGATCGTAGCGTCGTCCGGCAGGACGAGGCCCGTCGACGTAAATTTGATCGGCGGGACGCTGGTTTCTCCGCTCATGGTTTTTCCTTAAAAAGAGACGTTGTTTGCGATACCGTTCGCATCGGTCACGAGGACTTGCCCCGTCAAGACGTTGTTGCTGAACTGCGCGAAACTGCATTTAGCCTTGACGATGCCGGGAACGGAAAGTGCCGCAGTTTCGACCTGCGACTTGATGAACTGCAGGTTCGGCACCTTGCTCAAAATCTGCCCAGTGTACGCGACACCTTGCGTCGTGTCGTACCACAGTTCGCCCAGGTTTACGCGGACAGCGCTTGCCACGTCCTGCGCCAGTGCGTAAGGTTCGCTCGCAACTGCGATGTTCCCGCCGATGTCGAGCACCAAGTCCCAAGCATCGGTATCGAGTAGAAGAGTTTTCATACAGGTGTTCCCGTTTTGCCGCTGATCGTGCCACCCGTGTGGATGTGTCCGATGCCAGATTTACCGCCGAACGTAACGTCGACCGTACCTTGAACGTTCGGCGCTTTGACGAGCCCTTGCGACGTGACGTCGCCGTCGAGGTCGGATTTGCCCGTCGCGTGCAGATCGCCGTTAATGGTGAATATCGGCGTCGTGGCCGTAATCGACGTGTCGGCCTGCATGCTGATCACGGGGGCGACAAGGTCGATCTCAGGCGCTTGCATGGTGATCTTGTGCGGCGATACGATCGTGATGCCGGTTTCAAGGAACATGACGTACTGTTCGGGGATCGCGTTCAGCACGCCGCCGAAGTAGAAGCCATCCGACATGCTGTTGCGCCGCAAGCTGCCGGGGTTGGCTTGATCCTTGTTCACCATGGCCGACGACGTGTCGCGATCCGCGAACACGCACAGGCCGATATCGTTGACTTGCGGGTCGATGATCACGCCGTTCTTGCCGCCCTGCAGCCGATGATATGGGATACCGTTTACGACGGCGTGCGGAACCGGCCGCCCCTGCCCGTCGATCTGGTTGACGAGCGGTTGCACATCCACCGTGCCCGCCAGCGCGAGCCCGCCCGGCGCGTCGACGTTGACCACCTTGACCAATGCGACGTGGTTGTTCTGCTCCATAAGGGACCGCACAACGAACATCATCGCGTTGTATTCGCTTGATCCCGCTGTAGGCTTCTGCGTACCGTAATAACCGTCGATGTCAGGCATTGTAGACGTCCGCGATAGTGAACCATGGGCCATCGGGGGCAACGCAAGAAAGGTTGTGTGCCACGCTGAAGACCCGCCATTTTCCGCACGCCATCGGGATTGCGCTTTGCACCTGGACGTCGCGCCCGATCGTCACGCGCGGATTGAAAAGCATTCTAACAGTCATGCCTTTACTCGACAGTGCGGGATAGCCCACCATGCCGGTTTCCGGGGAGATGTTGGGGGTGTCGCCCTGTCGCGCGGTTTCGTCCGGCCAGATCGCCAGCACGCCCCGGTCGATCGCCCAGTTGATGCCGGCCGCTGCCGTTATGGCGCGCACCTTGTCGAGCGACGAGCCCGAAAAATAGGGGTTGGTGAGTTGGACGCTGACGCCGTTGTTTTCGAACGTCAAACCCATGTCGCCGGTTACGATTTCTTGCAGGATGGTTGCGACGTCGACAGAACCTTTGTAGCTGGTCGCGTTGACGGGCTTGACTGCCGAGTCCAGACCCGCATACCCAAGGATGTTGAAGGGCACGTCGGGCGCGTTGTTGTAGTCCGCCCAGGCGTCGAATATGGTCCCGCTGAACACGACGTTCATTGCGCCGCCCTCGTCGCCCGCCGCGATCAGAATCGAGTTCTTCGCCTTGATCGCGGTATTGACGGGGCCGATCGTCGTTAGCCGGTTCATCATGTCAGCGCGCAGGCCGTACACGCGGACCTGACACATGCCCATCGAGTCGCCCCCAGGTTGCGAGACATCGACGGTCACGCGAAAGCCCGACAGCGTGACCGTGTCGCCAACGTCCTCGCCGAACACCCCCGTGCCGAGCGTGATCGTCAGTTCGATAGATTTGCGTGTCGTCATGGCAGATAGACCAGTTGATATCGAGTACCGAATCCGCTGTAATCGGGGTCGGTCGCACCCCTCGTGTCGATAAACGCAAGATCGCCAGTAAATCCCAGGTGAGCGCCCCGCACAAGTTTTGTACGATCGCGGCACATCCTCGTTTCAATCACCGAAACATTGTTCGCCGCGAGGGACAAATAAACGAGCCCGTTACGCTGAATGATGGTGATCTTGCACAGTTGCCCGCCGAGCGTGACCGTAAGGGTCTGGTTTGCCGTGGCAACGGTTGGAATGCGAATCGTCATGCAACCCCCGACGTATCGATGCTCGGATCGTCGACGGTCTGGATCATGCCTTGGTTCAGCATGTCGGAAACCTCCGAATCTTTCGGTGATGAATACGACGCCGAGATTTCGCGAACCTCGCGCCCGTACATCTGGACGCTCAACATGTACGCGCCGTCGCGCACGCTGCGCGAATAATCGACGCCGACGAAATTGACGTTCTTGAACGTGTATTCGGGCGTGATCACGGTGTACAGGTCGAGCGACCCCCGCGCCGCTTCTACTGCCGCGAGGAAGTTCGCGCGCCGTGCCTCGTCGCCGCCGCAATTGAGCGTCACCATCACGTCGAACGGATTGTCGACCTTGTTGTATGCCGCGAACGACCCGCCCTCAACGGGGTAATCCGAGATACGCGACTCGTTGCGGTAGTTCACCGCGAACATGGAGTCGTAATCGCCGATCGAGTTCCCGCCCGAGTCGAACACGCCCCATTTCGTCACGTCCACGCCGATCACGCTGGGCAAGGCGTCACTGATGCCGAATTGGCCGAGCGTGATCGTGTCCAGGATTTGCGCCCCGCCGCGCAGCAACGCCGGCACGCCGAGCGCCTGGGGTACAACGGGATAAAGTGATTTTGGGATGATGTCGATTGCCATTTACCGGACCCCAGTGTTTGCCTGCGACGCGAACGTGTATTTCTCCACGGCGGGCCGGATCGCGGTCGCGACGCCCTGCGCGTCCGTGGCTTGCGTCTGGATGTTGATGTTGCCGATGGTGACTTCGCTTTTCGACGTGCTGGTCGATGTCACGCTGTTCGGCACGCTGGCGGCCGCACCTGCAGGGATCGACCCCGCCGTCGCGGCGTTGGCTGCGCGCCCACCGGCCGCCAGTTGCGCGGCAAGGCGCTTACGACGGTCGATGTTGGCTTCTTCCGCGCCTGGACGCTCGTATGCCTCGGAATGGATGCGCGCGGCGTCCTCGGCCGTTTTGGCGGCCCGCAGCATGTTCCCCGCACGTTTCTCCTTGCCGTTGGTAACCTCGTGCTGGAAGAACCGCAGTTGGTCCTCCAACGACGATCCGACGAGGTCGCGCCCGGTGAACTCTTTAAAGTCGGCCACGCGCGAGCCGAGCCATTGCCCGATGCCGTACGCCCCCGATGCAGAGTTGCGCGCGGACGGGTCGAGGTTGCTTTCTTGCATGAAGCTTGCGGCGATCCCTGCGGCCTGCTCGGACGTCCAGCCCATGCCCACCAACTTATCGACGACGGGCTTTGGGTCGGATGCCTTCTTCGGCACGGGTTTGATCTTTCCCGACGCCGATCGTTGCGCCACGCTGGCGGCCGCCTCGTTATCGAGCGCTTCTTGTGCGCTCTTTACGCCCAGTTTCGCGAGAACCTTCGCGATGCCGCGCCCGATGCTGTTGTTGGTCTCGTCGCTTAGGTTTTTACTGATGACCGTCCCGACGCCGTAACCTAGCGCGCCGCCCAGGCCGGCAGCGGCAAGCCCCGCGAGCACGCTCAACGCGCCCCCGCCCGCAGCAACGGCGGACAGGCCACCGGCAAGTTGCACGAGTGACCCGGCGAGCGTCACGAAGCTGGCGGCCATCGACAAAGCCTTGAACGCTGCGAGACCGATTAAGACGTTTTTCCAGCCCCCGACCGCTTCCGCTGCGCTGTCGGCCGTCTTGACGAAGTCCTTGATCCACACGGTCATGTTGTCGACCCAGCGCGCAATATCGTCCTTGTGGTCGATCGCCCATTGCGACAATTTGGTCAGCCTTTCGACCATCATGTCGATCAGCGGGATCAATTGGACGGCGATGCGCGTCCCCGTGGACGTCAAGCTGTCGCGCAGGTCAAGCAATCGGTTCTTTAGTTTGAGCGCTTCGGCGGCGTCCTTCGCGGTGATGGCTGCGTTCTTTTCCTGCGCGCGCACGAGGTCCATCACCGCATCCGGACCTTGCTTCAGGAAGTTGAATTGATCTTCTGCGACGCCCATCTGTTTCGCGATCACGGATGCTTGCGCCGGGTCGCGCTTGAACATTTCCGAGATGATGCGCGAGCGCGCGAGCAGGTACGTATTGCCGTCCTTCAGGTCTTCGGGTTTTCCGCCCCACCGGAAGAACGATTGCAAACCTTCGTTCGGACCCATGCCTGACTTGAACGCCGCGAGCGTCTCGGCCGACTCCTTCAACTGGCCGATGATGCCTTCCGCGCTGCCGCCTGCACGCTCACTGGCGCGCTGCCACGACGTCAAGTCCTCGGTCGACATGCGCAGGTTTTGCGACAGGTAGCCCAGGTTCGCGGCGGTGTTGATCGTGTTCGTCAGGAAGTCTTTGATGCCGACGCCGGCCGTAAAAATAGCGCCGATCGCAAGGAGTTCGTTGCGGACCTTCTTGTAGCCCTCGACGCTACGTTTGCCCTGCTCGTCGATTTGCTTTTGGCGCTTCTCGCGCGCCTTTGCGGCTTCCTGCTCGGACTTCTCGCGATCACGGTTGATGCGCTTCGTGTTCTTGTCGAGCTTGTCTTGTGCGTTCTCCGCGTCCTTCATGCCCTTTCGGAACAGCGTTCCGTCCAGGCCGAGCGTCGTCACGAATGCGTCGATAACTGTTGTGCTCATTTTGATCCCTTTAATTTGGCATATCGGGCCATATTCTATTGCCTTTAGATTGGTTTTCGATAGCAGTTAGTATTTGCAAATTAAATTCAACATGCAGACCGCAAACAATTTCGGACGATAACGGCACGATATGGTCCACATGATGCTTAATTCCAGTATCGCGAGTCAACCTCAACGCTTCTTTATATAATTCTTTTATTGCGTTTTCATTTCGCCACGCGGGTGTTGCTTTAAGTTTTGTTGATCTGCGCTTAGCGGCGGAAAAATTTGCTCGATCTGCATTTGCTATCTGCCATGCTCGCGCAATTTCTTTGCATCTTTCTCGGTTTAGTCTTTTCCAGCAATTAGCGCTATCGTTTCGTTTTTGTTTATTTTTATCTCGGTGACGTCTATCTATGGTTGCGCGCTTGTCTTTGTTATTCGCCAACCACAATTGATTCTTTTCTCGCTTTCGCTCTTTATTGTCTATCGCCCATTGCTTGGACCGGGCATTATTTTTATCTTTGTTTTTGGCTGTATATTGACGGTCGCAATCGCGACATCGGGGTTGCAGTCCGTCCGGTTTAGATTTGCATTTATTAAATGCGCCGTTTGGTTTTGTTATCTTGCACCTATTGCACGCTTTCATTTTTACCTTGACTAAAGGTGACCATAAAATGCTTGGAAAATGGCGGTCAAACCATCTTATCGGGCGCCCCCTATCCAAGCAATAACCGCATTAATCTTTCATCTTTCGCATTATGTTTTGATTGTGAGTGTCGATTGCTAATATTTCCAACATGTCGTAAAGGTCTTGCGTCCCGTACACGGTGTCCAATTCGTGTAGAGTCGCAAGACCTCTCGATACGACCGTGCCGATTGTCGCCGGCACATTTTCGTAGTTGATCAGTCGGCGGTTGCTGGTTCCTTCGTGGACGCCGAAGTCAACAGGCCGCCTGAAGTAAAAGGCTCGACATGCAGATCGAAGACGGCCTTTTGCAACTGGAAGATCGTGGCGACCTCTTCGAAGTCATCGTCGATCCATTTGCGCACGCCCTTTTCCTGGACGGACATCACGCACCCGAGCAGTTCGTCGAGCAGCGGCAGCGCGACCGCCGATTGGACCTTGCCGACAGCCGTCAGGGCGACCGTTGCCAGCCCTGCGAGACCACGTTCGGCGATGTCCTCGTCGATCTCCACGCCAGACGACATGAGGGCCAGCAACAGCCGGGTTGCCCAGGCGTGGCCGGCGCGCGCGGACATCTCCGTGATTTGGAACTTCTTGCCGCTGTCGCGACCGACCGCTGCCGTCCAGATAATCTCTTTGCGCGCCATGGTTACACCGGGGCTTTCGTGACGTCCTGGAACGTCAGCGTGAATTTACGCGGCTGCAGCGTCTTCTTCGCAGTCGACATCGGCGTCGCGGTCGTGAGGAAGCCTTTCGTGCAGGCGTACTTGTCGCCGGTACCCTGGATCAGGATCGTCGCGTCGAAGATGAAACCCTCCTTGCTCGCCTTCTGCGCTTCCAACACGGTGTCGAACATGGCGATGCTCGGGCTGTCGGCCTGCAGCGTGAACGTGATCGGGGTCGCGTACGGAACGAAACCGCCCGACAGTTGACCGTCGACGCCCATTTGGACCTCCATGGGGTTGACGTCTTCGGTTGCGAAGCTGTCGTCGGTTGCGTAGCCCTGCAGGTGTTGCGGGACCGGGAACAGGCCGCGCACGACGACCGATACGGCGCTGTTTGCAGTGGTCAGGGTTGCCATGAGTATTTCTCCTTATTGAACCATCAGGGACGCGAGCGTCATTTGTTGGACCGACCCGCCGTCGCAGTAAAAGAACGTCATTTGCGGCGTGCCACGGGCCGCGCGCACCGCCGCGCCGGGGTCTTTGATGTTCAGATACCAACCGCGCGTCGACAGCACCGTATCGATGCTCTTGCCGGCAGTCGCGTTGACCGACACGATCTGCGAGCCCGACAGCGTCACGCCGGCACGGATCGCGCCGAAGTTGATCGCTTGGTTGATCGGGTCTTGCAACACCGTTTCGATTGCCGAGTAGCCGACAGCATTGTACGGGATCGAACCCGACGCGGCCATGAACGTCATGAGCGTTTGCTGGAAATTGGCGTTGAGCCACACTTCATTAGCGAAGCTGTCGATCCAGTCGAAGCGGCCCGAGATTTGACCCGGCTGCAGGAAGGTGAACGACTGTTGCGACGTGGCGTAATTGCCGTAGAAGTTGTAGCCGTTCGCGATCAGCGTATCGCCGACCGTGGCGTCGGTCACGCCCGGCACGATGGCGCCCTGACTGCGGTATGCGGCGGTGACGCGGCCGTTCGTGCGCGTGAAGTCGATCGATGCCAGATAGCCGAGCATGAACGCGGCGAGCGGTTGCGCGATCGACTGCAGCGTGACGCCCAGGCTTGCGGCGACGTTGGTATCGGCGGTGAGCGGGATCGAGCCCGACAGGCCCAGTGCGTTCACCTGCGCGCCGAACGAGGTCGTATCGCCTTGCACGGTTGCGTTGACGTCGGTATCCCAGCATGCGTATGCGAAGCGGTCGCCCTGTTGGGACGCCCAGGTTGCGAAGGCGATTTTGTCGGCGATCACGGGTTCGAACGTGGTCATGAAGCCCGCCCAGTTCAGCGCCTTGCCGACGATCGCCGTCATTGCTGCGGCTGGCGTGCTGGCGGCGGCGCCTTGCGAAGTGACAGCGCCCGTTGCCTGCGTCAGTTTCAGCGCAGTTGCGATCGCGCCGGTTGCGAACGTGATCGTCGACGTTGCGCCGGTCGTGCCGGACGTTGCGACGAACGCCGCACGCTGCGCGTCATACGTGACGGTCGGGCCACCCGTGAATGCTGCCGTGATCTTCGACGCCGCGTCACTGAAGCTGGTCGCGGTTGCGAGGTTGATGGACGACGAAGTCTTGACGGTTCCGTCAACGGTCACGCTCATAGTGCCGGCGGTGATGGCCTGCAGTTGGGTCAGGGTCATCGAAGCGAGCGAACCGCTACGCAGGTACGCGGATACGGAAGCGGTCGGATACTGCCAGAACAGCAGATTTGCCGGTTTGGCGGTCGAGTTGTCGAAGCCTGCGAAGTAGACGGCCGCGAGTGCCGCTTCGGTGCTGGACGAGCCGAAGAACGCGGATACTGCGTCAGCGGTGGAGAACTGCTGTACCGCGCCGATCGGGACGGCGGTGTTCGTGGTCAGGATCAGCCCCGAAAGGGCCAGTGCCGCACCACCCGCCCCGATGACGCCGGGGATAACGTTGACAAGCTTTTTTGCCGGAATGGACATGGTTTATTCCTCTGTTGGTGGGAAGGTTGCATCAACCGATACCAGATCGATACCCAGGATATTACAGGATTGAAGCGGCACGGTTACGCGGGAGTTTATCTGTAATTCGATTTCGAACGTGTATCGGTTTTCGTACTGATCTTCGCCATTCACGTACGGGGCTTGCTGGATATCCCCAGCGTACAACGGTGCGTCTGAAAAGCCGAAGCTGTCGAACAGGTCGCAGGCGTACACGTCGCGGTACAGGACGTTGAGCATTTCCGCCAGTTCGGACGACCCCTGGCCGTAGCAGTCGATTTGAAACGACATTTGCTCGGGCCGCGACACGGTGCGCGAGTTGTCGTCGCGGACCTCACGATTCGTCGACAGCGGTCGGCGCAATCCAGGCGTGAACGACACGTAGGCACCTTTCGGCATCGACGCGCGGTTCACGGGGGTGCGTTGAACGGACATACCGCCCGCAATGCTCTTGATGTACGCTCGCACCGCTCGACAGACCATGTCCTCGGTGACGTCCACTTCGATGGCGGTTCGCGTTCCGGCGGCGGCGATCGTGCCGACTGCTGCCGACGCCGCGACGCCCTGCAGGTTCGCCGTTGCGCTACCCGTCGTACCGGATGCGGTGATCGTGCCAACTGCAGCAGCAGCACTTACGTAGGCCGGCGCGACGGTCGCACCACCCGTGACGACCATGTCGTTCGACTTGCCGTTGCTGGCGACTGCCCCGAGCGTAACGGATGCGGCGCCCGACGCGGTCACGCTGGCGACTGCGGACGATGCCGCGACGCCGCTTAACGGAACCATGGCGCTGCCGCCAACCGATGCGGTGATGGTTCCCACCCCCGGTGCTGCGGAAACGCCTGTAAGCGCCGTATTAGCGTCGCCAGTGGTCGCCACGGTGCTGACGCCTGCTGACGCCTGATCGCCCGTCAAGGTCGTCGACGCGCCACCTGTTGCGCTCACGCTGGCGACGGTGGGTGCGGCGGATACGCCCGACAGTGTCGCGCCTGCGCCGCCCGTTGCCGTGATGCTCGCGACAGCACTCGATGCCTGGACGCCGGTAACGCGTCCGTCAGCGTTACCGGCCGCAGCCACGGTGCCGACGCTGGACGCTGCGGAAACACCTGACAGGGTCGTCGAACCGTCGCTAGATGCCGCAGCCGTGACCATGTACAGCCGACGATGTTTCGGTTTGAACAGTTGCCACGGGTTGTCCGCGAGCGACTGCATTTCCGAATCGGCCAGCGCGCGCACCCATACAACGACGAGCATCAGCGCGCCCGTACTCCAAGCCTGCGTGCCCGTCTGACGAACGCCAACACGAATTGGGAGTGTCGTCGTTGGGGTCAACATGTTCGATGGCGTAGGGCCAACTGTCGCCACGCCGTTTTGGAAACACGCCGTGCGCGTTGGGCTGGCCGTGGCCCCCATCGTGAAACCGCGCGACATCTCCGACAGTGATAGGGCTACCGGAGATGTCGCTTGACCAGTCGGGGACGCGCTATTGTTGAACGGAATAAAATCAACCTTACCGCCAGCAATGCGAAACTGAAAATACCGCCCCGCGCTGTTATCCATATCCATCGCGGACTGGGTTGCCCCCGCTGATGTGCAGGTGCCGAACGCAAACAGGCTATAACTCGGCGAGTTAATCGCACCTTTTGCCGTCAAGTCATACATGCCGGCGGTGCCGGTCGGGCGACCACCCGTCCCGAGCGGGGTGTTGGATTGCGTGCCCCCCGTGAATGGGACCACATTCACAGAGGCCGGGAGGTTGGCGCCGTCGATGTAGCTGGCGAAGCCGTACGCTTGATCGGCATGCATCAAGCAAACGGTCATATCCTTAGTAATCGGGTTATCCCAATCAATTAAGGTAGCTTCCCCAGGTTGCGGTTGCGTGGTTCGCACACGCTTGCTGACGAGCGCAGCCATTACGTGTACTGCGCGCCGGCAGCTTGAGCTTTAAGGGTCCAGTTCGCGGACATGGTCTGACCCGAGCGGTTCAGGACGTAGACGTTGTAAAGAGCCGGGAACAGTTCGACAGGGGCTGCGCTCGCCGTGCTGAACAGCATGTTCGTGTTGGCGGTCGGCGCTTTGGATGCAACGAACGATCCAACACGATAGCCGAATGCGATGACGCTCGCACCGCTCGTCGTGTCCACGTCGGGGAAGTTCGTACCGTCGATTGCGGGTACAAGGTACAAGTCGGCGATCGTCGTGTTCGCGGCAATGCCGGTGATGGTCGCCCATTGGGCCAACAAGCTGAATAGCGCAGAGACCTTGCCAGCAGTCGCCGAAGGGCCGCCGCTCGACGTGTTTAGCGTTCCCGCCAGAACTGCCGACCCCGTCACCGCCGACGCGCCGGTACTCGTGATAGTCTGGATTGCGCCTTCTACGAAGGGAATATTACCTGCCATTATTGAATCTCCATTGCGGTGACGACGTCATGCGCGCTTGGTTGCGGGATGCCGATCATTTCGAAGCGGGCGGCAGGTTGTACCGCGATTTGCTTCAATTCGTTGGCATACGCACCGTTCAGTTTGCCGATTGCCGCGAGGTCGTCTAGGTTCTTTTGCGTCTTGGGGTGACCCGCGTCAATGCCGGAATTCTGCTGAAGAAAAGTCATCATCCATTTGACGGCGCTGATCTCGCTCGACAGCAATTCCAGCGCGTCCAGGATCGCCGCGCCATCTTCGCATTCAGCCATGATCGTTCGTGCGGTCACGTAGCGCGATTTGATCATGCTGTAAGTTTGCTCCGTCAGCAGATCGACGACGCGTTGCGGGTCGCCCGGCAGATGCGCGGCGTAGCCGAGCGCGAGCGGGTCCGTGTTGATCTCGGCGGCCAAAACCGCCAGTTCGGCGGGCGTCATGATCAGGTGATGGAAATTACGTTGGCCGGAATGGTCGCGGTGAACGTGCCGTTCGTCGACGTGATGTTGCCGCCGAAGCTGAACACGCCGCGAATCTTTCCGCTACCCGCGTCATAGATCACCGCACCGGCCGCCGTGATCGTCGAACTTGCCCAGGTCGGCGAATCGAACGTCAGTTGCGCAGTGTCGCCGCTCATTGCTGCGTTGTAGCCCGTCAGCGTTGCGCCGCCTGCGGTATAGCCGGTGCCGCTGACCTCGCCCGCGCCGGAAAAGGTCGTCGAGGTCTTGTCGTATGCGGCGGTCGATGCGAGCAGGGCGAGCTTGTACGTGCTGCCGGATGGGCACAGGGCTTGCAGGGCTTCCAACTTCGAAGCGTTGGGGAATGCTTGGGTGATTGCCATGATTTGATCCTATTAGTCGAGTTGCATGGTAAGGGCGACGCAGCACCAATCGGGCCAACGCTCCATGACGCTCGCGACAAGGTACGTTTGACCGCCGAACAGCAGCAAATCGCCACCTTTTCCGAGCACGCGGAACAGCCCCTCATAGTTGCCGTTCAGGTACATTTTACACGTCACCCCCTGGATATTCTGCTGCTGGAAGCGGGCGATATCGCGGCCCGTCACGGGTTGTTTCTGGCCGTACGTCTGGACGTCAGCGCCATACGCGGGGATCACACGCCCCGTGTCGTCTTCCGCGCTGCCGGCGCTCGGTTTGATAGTCACGGGGATATCCGGGTTGACTGCGCCAACGACGCCCCGGACGAGATTGTGCAGGTTCACGGTTTGACCTCGTAATCAATGCTGTTGAGCATGTGGCCGGTGAACACGCCGACCTTTGTCGACGCCGGGGACGTGCTTTCACCGGCCGCCACGCGGCGCGCAGCCTCGCCCACCGTCGAACCCGTGACGATCAAATGCGGGTCGTCGTGGCGCATCTTGCGCAGCATGAGGGTGATGGGGGACAACGCCGGGGCGTCTAGCTCGATGATGGCGTCGCGCAGTTGCCCGCTGATCCGCTCGCCCATGATCCGCAACGAGGCGTCGACGTCAAAATCATTTTGTTGAAGGATGATTGCCAGTTCATCGCCCCATTTGTCCGACTTGGACTTGACCATGTTCGTAAAGAACGGGCGGGGCGGGGCGGTCTTGGTGCCGTAGTTCAGCCACCATGCGACGGTCGCAACGGGCGTTCCGGCTTCGTCTGGATACGTCGAGCCCTCAAGGAACCCGACGCGCAGTTCGTGCTTGCCTTCGATCTGTTTCGCGATCTCGGCCAGTTTGGCGCGCAGCTTGTCGCCTCCGCTCAGGCCGGCCGCCACGTCAGCACCTACGACGGGGGAGAATATAGCGCATGGTGCGGTATCCGGCCGTTGCCTGCCAATACGCCGCACCGTATTGCGTCTGCATCCAGAACGCCGCGCCTTTGGATTGCTGGCCCATGTCGAGCGATGCGGACGTGCTGCCCTCCGACGCGCTGGACACGCGGCCGACCTGCGTTGCGGTCGAACCCTGCCCGGCAGGCGTCAGGATGCCCGACAGCGTGCCCAGGTGGGCAACGATCATGTTTAGCAGGATCGAGCGTTCGCCCAGGTCGCGCTCGATGCTCCGGGCGCTGTTGTTCAGGTAGAGCGCCGCCGCTTCGTCGAAGAACGCCTGCAGCAACGTCGCGTCGACGTTCGCGAACTGGGGATACCTGGCCTTGAATGCGACCGGATCGAAGACGACGGCGCCCGTGCTCATTACTGGCCCGCCAGTTCGTTTGCGGCGGCCTTGTCAGCAGGCGATGCCGGGGCTTTGGTCGGGCGCGGGGCTTTCTCGGCCGCTTCCAATTGCTTGTCGACGTTCGCTTCCGGTTTCAGGCCAGCAGCCGGCGCAGTCGGGTCGATGCCTTCGAAGCCGGTCGGCACGCTGGACAGGTCAGCGGCGAGGGCTTTCAGGTCGGCCACTTTCGCGGTTTCGTGCGTGAAGATGGCTTGCGACTTGACCGGGGCGAAATCTTCGTACACAGCGAACAGATATGCTGCTTCGTTTTCTTCCACGTGGGTGATACCGAAGCCGCCTTCGCGGGTCGCAATCAGCGCAGTGTTGACGCCGTTCAGTTTGATGTCTTGGCCGGCCGAGCCCTTCAGGACGATACCGTGCGGGAGTTTGCAGCCAATCAGAACAGTTGCCATGATTTTTCCTTATAGGAGGGTGAAAACGCCCCGCTATGCAAGCCGGGGCGGTCGTCGCTTACACGCCCAGCATTTGGGCGATTGCGAACGGTTGCAGGATGATTGCGCCCCAGGTGCCGCCCGACTTCTTCTGCAGGAAGGACGAGGTCTTGCGCTCGACAGCGTGCGCGCGCATCTTCTCGGTGAACGCGCAGTAGCCGGTTTCTTGGCCTTCCAGGGTCTCGACGATCAGTTGGACCAGTTCGCCCGAGCCGGTCGAGTACTCCGGGGCCGACTGGAACGTCAGGTTCGGGAAGTTCTTCTTCACCTGATCGAACACGTTGACGTTGTACTGATTCGTCTTCGTCAGTTCGGTCATGCGGGTCGGCGACAGGCACATCTTCATCGGCGTGTCCATCTCGATCAGCCCGTTCGACTGGACGACGAGTTGCTTGACGAGGTTCTTGACGTCGGTATAGACCTCGTCCGCCGTGGCGTTCACCCAGGTGAAACCGCCGGCCGTCTTGCTGCCGGGGCTGATCGGGGTAATCAGGGACGGGTCGTTCAGCAGGCCGTAATTCTGCAGGCCGGCGACGCCGTAGAAGTAGGTCTTGTTCTGGAACTTGCCCATGATCATGGCCGACGCGATGTTCAGGCGCGACGCCCAGTCGATGCGACCCTTGCCCATCTGGTCCAGTTCGCGCTCACCCCATTGGGTCACGGTCTGGTAGTGGTACGACTGGCGTTGCGGCCAGTTGGTGTTCGCGGTGACTTCGCCGTTCGTGCTGTAGTCGCCGTACGACGAGACCTCACCGGCCGATTCCACGACCGGGAAAAACGCGGTCGGCGTGGTCCAGTCGCCTTTCTGGTTCTCGCCGAAAATCTCGGCGGCCTTGTTCTTCGTGACCAGGACTTCGATCAGCTTCGGGTCGACGTAGTTCGTCAGGAACGCCGGGACGCCGCTCGACGTGGTCGTGATCAGTTGCGGCAGGGCGTCCATCGCCAGATCGGCGTCCATCGCCAGATGCGACGGAATGAAGCCCTGCACTTGGCCGGCTTGGTGGAAGTGGATGCCGTACGTGCGCGCCGCCTGTGCGATGACGGACAGTTGTTGCGCCGGGCTCAGTTTATTGAGTTCTGCGTGGTTCATGAGTTAGTCTCCGAAGCCGATTTTGGCGATCTCGCCGGACGCCGCAGCCGACAGGATGCGGAACTTGGTCTCGACGTACTCGGCCGTCGTGGTCGCCTGCGCGCTGATCGTGCCCGGCGACGTGGTCAGGTTGTACGTGCCTGTGCCGCCTACCCCGGTGCCAGGGCTCGCGACATAGGTGTTCGCCGGGATGCCCGCGCCGATCACCTGTTGGCCTACCTTGACGGTGCCCGAGGTTACGCCGGTCACGGTCATGACGTTCGTTGCGAACGATGCCGTACCGACGAACGCGGCGACGGTTGCGCCCGGTGCGGCGGCCTGCATGCTGCCATCGATCAGGGACGCGAAGACCTTTTGACCACGGGTAGCGGTCGACAGCATCTTGGCCCAGAAATCGCCACGGGTGAACATTTCCATCGACTGCCACGCGAGCATCGACATGCCCGATTCGGACAGGTAGACGGTGTTCAGCGCTTGCTGCATGTTGGCGATGAAGCCCAGGGCGGACACGCGATCGACGCCATTGGCGACGAGGTATGACGAGTTGTCGACGCGCTCGGAACCATCGGCTTGATACGACGCGTAGCCGAAGCGGCCGACGATGACGCCGTTCGCGCCGCTGATCAGGCCACCCGGACCCGTCACGTACGTTGCTGGCGGGTTGCCGCTGGCGATGGCGCCTTCGATGCCCGGCGCGGGCTGGATGTTGACTTGACGTTGGAACGGCATCACACACCACCTTTCATTTTCGATGCTTCGGGGAACAGCGCGTCGAAGGACGCGGCGCCCAGGGCGGCGTCTTGCGCGATGCTCGTACGGGTTTGGACCGGCGCGGCTTCGCTGCCCGGTTTCGGCAGCATGCGTACCATGGCCTTGTAGGCGGACGGGTGAACGTCCGTCAGGTCCACTTTCGCGGCGTCCAGGGCGACCTTGTACACGGCTTCGGCGCTGTCCTGCGCGATCGCGAGACGGCCGACGAAGGGCTCGACGTCGCGTTCGGCTTGGTGGATCGCCTGCATGCGCGCGACGGTGCGTTTCTCGGCATCGACGACGGCTGCGTTGATCGCAGCATCCATGGCGACGGGCTTTTTCTTCTCGTCGTCATCGTCCTCGTCGTCTTCGTCCTCGGCAGCGGCGACCGGGTCTTTCTTCGGCGGCGCATCGTCTTCCTCGTCCTGCGCCAGTTGCAGCAGCAGCGGGGCGACGTGATCGAGCGTGGCGTCTTCGGCCAGCTTGTCACCGTATTCCTTGGTGACGGCGGCCACGATGGATTGTTGAACTTTCGCGGACTTCAGGGATTTGACGCTGCCGACGATGGCGGCCAAGTCCCCGATTTGCGCGTCTTGAGCCAACACCGGCCGCAGCGCACCCGTGAGGGCTGCAACGGCGACGCGGGCGTTCGTCGACAGTTTTCGTTTCATTCTCGGTTTCTCCGAAAGTTTAGAATCACCGACCACGACATCGGGGCCGGCGCGACCTACTTCAACAAGAGCAACGTGGTTGCCCCTGATATCCACCATTCGAAGATCGTACCTCATACCCTCGAATGTTCCAGATTCCAGAACGGCGCGATATCGGTATGCACACGACAATTCGCGCTGTTGCTTAGTATTGATCCCCGCGATCGCGGTAGCGTCCCACACGACCAGGGAATTACGCAAGAACGGGTCTTCAAACCGCGCATCCGTGCCGGTGCTGCCGACAACGAATTGTTTTTGCGGGGATTCCACCGTCACCGGCACGTGGCGGTCAAGTAACGGGATGTTGTTAAACGTCGATGCCGATTTCTTCAGTTCCTCGGGGTCGCGCAGGATTTGATACACGGTGTCTGCGTCCAATCCCAACTCGGCGGCCATTGGAATTTCGCTACCCCGATAGGGGTTGACGGTCGCCTTCGAAATGTTACACATCTCGACATGAAGGCGACCGTCCTGATCAACACGACGAATCGTTGCGCGATCAAATGCCAGTTTTTCGATATTTTCCATACGCGTAGAGTATCACAGTGTCCAACGTCAAGGCATGTCGGGCCAGTGCCGATTTCCCTTTGAGGCGTTCTTTGACGCCGGCAAAATTTGCAAGTTGAACTCACAGTGTAAGCCACACACGGTTTTGCCCCGAAGCGGGACGATATGATCAACCTCGTGCGGTTCCCCCGTGGCGCTCGTGATTTTAGCCGCAGCATCGTACATGGCTCGTATCGCACCCACGTTGGCCCAAGCCGGCGTGGCTTTACGTTTGGTTGCGTTCCTGCGCTGCACGTGTTCGGCGTATCGCCCCGAATTCGCCAACCTATGTGCTCGATTGGTTTCACGGACGCGCCCCTCGTTTTCAATGGTCCACGCTTTCCGCATTGACTTCACGCGGTCGCCGTTCGATTTTAAATATTTAGCTATCGATTCCGCGACTTTTTCAGGATTATTTGCTCGCCACGCGGCAGCTTGCTTGGTCAGAATCTCGCGGTTTTTGGCACGCCATTCACGAAGTTTAGCCTTCTTTTCTTCTTCTGTCTGGGGTGACTTTTTAGGTTTGCCCCGAGACCGTTTGTACTCGGAGTAGCAGGCTTTGCAGCGAGGTTGCAGCCCATCGGAACGGGATTTATCTATGCTGAACATCGACGCGGGCTTCGTATCCCCGCATTTGTAGCATCGTTTCATTTTTGCCTTGACTAGAGGCGACCCATTAAAAATGCGGCAGGCCGGGGGTCAGTCCGACGTTTCGAGGTATCCCTCTAGCCGCGCCGGAATTCTACATCATTTCTCAACCTTGAGATGTTCGGACACGATGCCGCCGAGCGCGCCCAGGGCGACAGCGAACAACAGATAGCCAATGATCATGAGTGCCATTTTCTTCTCCATGTGGTTAGTCGTCGATTCCAGGGATGACGACCGATGACGTACAGCGGCAATTGATCTTCTCGCCGGGCATGATGTACTCGCCGTCGATCAGGCATCCAACGTTGACATCATATATCGTTCCGTCCGCCTCTACATGAGATTTTCGCGGGTGAACGCCGCCGCGACTGTGACGCCATTTCGCCTTGGTCAGCCCCAGCGACAAGCGCCGCGCCTTCGTGACGACAGCCGTCGCTTTGTTGTTCTGGTCCCGAGCGATCAACGCCGCGCGATTCTTGGACTTCGCGCCCAGGGCGAGCAATTCTTCCCGCAACGTCTTGAGGTCGCGCCCGGCCTGCACGCTACGCATGACGGCGCCCTCGATCGCGGTGAACTGCTGCGACGGGATCGATTTGATCAACGCAACGTTCTCAACGAGCACGGAGTCGAACGCGTCTTTCATCACGGGGGTTGGCTTGAACGGTACGGAGAACCCCGCGTCTTTCAGAACCTTCGCCATGGTGCGTTCGACCTGCGCCTGCGCCTGCGTGGCGAAAGCTTCCGCAATCTTCGCCGATGCCTCATCGAACACCCTGACCCAGCGCCGCGCCAACTTGCGCATGACCTTCCGCAGTTCTTCGGACGGTGTCGCGTCCATCGCCATCGCGGGAGGGTTGGCTCGATACGCGGCGCTGACCCAGTACAAAACCGATTTGTTCATATCGTCGATTAGCGTCGTCAAGGTCCGCTGATATGCGATCTCGACGCCGACATTCGGCCGCACCGGCTTGAGCGTGACGGCCTTCCCAGGTGCGCGCAATTCGGTCATTTGTCATCCTCGGGCAGCGGGTCGGGTTCCTCGTCAGCGGACGGTTCGATCTTGACGCCCATGTCCAGGCCGTTGAACCCGCTGTACTCGTCGTCGGCCAGCCGTTGACGGACCTCTTCGGGCATGATTGCGCCCATCTCGACATAGATCGCCGCCGCTTCCGCATCGCTCTTGCGGTTCGCCGCGAGTTCCGCTTCGGTCTGCTGCCACAGGGATACGAAGTCGAACACGATGTCTTCGTCAACGTCGCCGAACTCGGACAGTTGGATCAACTTGATCACCTTCGTGAGATTGTCGCGGAACAGGCGCTCTTGCATGTCGCGCACATGGTCATAGAAAATCTCGATATCACCGTCGGCGCTAGCGTTCAGGCCGGACGGGGTGATGCCCAACAGAATCGGCAGGGGCATCGACGCGACAGATGCCATGTGCTCTTGGGCCTGCGCCTGGAGTTGGTCGAGAGTGGACAACGGCGTGTTGTACTGGAAGTAGTCTTCCGTGTCGTTGTCCATGATCATCAGACCTTGGTTGTCGCGCATGTCCGCGTACAACTGTGCGCGCATCATCAAGTCTTCGCCGCTTCCGGCCGCCAGAACGTCAGTCAAATTCGTTTTGATGCCCGAAGTCGAGTAGTTGGAGATCAGGCGGTTGACGCTGTCGCGCGTCTTCTGCCAGTTCATGACGTACGGCATCGCCAGTTGCGACATGCTCATGCCGCCGAAGTTGTACGCCGGTTTCAGGATGTCCGGCAGCGGGCGGCCGACGAACGTCAGCAGGCGCGACGCGTGGACCTTCTGCCCCATCACGAACCACGACGACGGATTGAAATAATCGTCGCGCAACGGGTTGGACGCGCTGTACGAATTCGGATAGGTGAACATCGCTTCAACCAACTTGAACTTGCGCAGCTTGCCCCGCACGATCGACGCATCTTCGAACAGCGCGATCTCCAGGCCCGGCCCTTCCTGCTCGCTCAGGTCGACGAACAGTTGCGCGCGGCCGAAGAAACCGTCATGGATCGCCGCTTCGGTGAACAGTTCGCGCACCTTGAACTTCGTGAGCGCGTCTTCGATTTGGCTGATACGTTCGCTCTTGTCCGCGTCACCCTTCGAATGCAGCTTGATCCATTTACGCGTCATGGCCTGCGCGGTCTTCTCGGACAGCATGCGATATTCGGCGATCTGCGTCAGTTGAGCGAGCACGGGATAGCCGGGGAACTGCTGGCGGGACGCGCCGTACATCTGCGACGCGTACGTGTAGACGTCGGCCATGTCGTTGTCCATCGCCATCTTGACGCCATCGGGCACTACGCCCGGTAGCATCGAAGGTGGAACGAACGCGGGTTGCGCCGGCCCGACGTCCGACTCTTTCAGCCCGCGCGCCCAGGCGAGCAGGCGACTACCAATCGACAGTTTCATCGTTCAGCCCTTCAGGTAATCGTTGAGCGCATCGGCCAGCGCCTGCAGTTGTTCGCGGTCCAGGCCGATGACGCTGGGGCTCGTGAACTCGCGGTTGCGCACGGTGACGAGCACCTTCCCCGGCACGAAGCGCGTTTCGCTGACGTTGATGAATGCCGGATAGTTCTTGTAGTCGGTCGTTTCGGTGAATGCGTAGATGATCATGATCGCGCCTTGACTTTGTTAAGAAGGGATTTATTGATCTGCATTCTACCGGGAAGGGGAACGAGGCGAGAATAGGCCCGCGACAGGGCGTCGACTTGGTCTTTGTACGTCCCGTTCGGAAACGCGCGCATCTCTTCCAGCAGCGGCCGGTTCCAGTCGCCGCGCAGCATCATCACGTTACCGATGTTGACTTCCGACGCGAGAGGGATAGCGCGCGTTTCCTTGTCGCCCGACTCAGGGCCAAACACGACGGGGCACCCCTTCAGCTTCTTGACGAGGTATTCCGTCTGCGCCGTTCCGCCCGCGCCTGGATCGTCCGGGATGTCCTGTTTGACCGTGCGGCCGTCCATCACCGCGACGTTGCGTATCGAGTCGTCCCGCGAGCCCGGCGCCTTCTGGAACCGCGCAATGTCGGCAATGATGGGGCGTTGCGTCGGTTGATGGATGCCGAGCAGGCCGCCCACCGTGTACGCGCCGCCGCCTTCCGTCGCAGCCAAGTCCCAGCCTCGCACCCAGGTGATGCGCCCGGCCGGCAACGTGTCGACAATCTCGATCTTGTCCGGCTTGAACATCAGGCCGTCTTTCGGCTTCGGTATCTGCTGGAAGAGTGCGCCCCAGGTGCGCGCCTCGCCCCGGAACTGCGCCCAGTGCTTTTCGGTGAACCACTCCTTCCAAAGCATCTCACCCGGCGCGCGGCCCAGGGGATCACTATCGGTATCGCATTCAGCCTGGAGGCACAACACGCGCCACACATTGCCGTCGCGGCACATGATGTCCCCTGACTCGCCGTTCCAGTCTTCCGGCAGGATGCGGCCCGAAAGGTCGTCTTCGTGCCATCTGGTCTGTATTATCGTTAACGATCCGCCCGGAACGAGACGTGTCAACAGGTTCTCTTGATAGCTGTCCCACGTCTTATCGCGGATCGTTTCGGAGTCGGCTTGCTCGCGGCCCTTGACCGGGTCGTCAATGCAAATCATCTCCATACGGTTACCCGTCGCGCCGCCCAGGATGCCGGTTGCCATGTACTCCGAACCGTTCGTCAGTTTGAAGTTCTGAACGGCGGTCGTCTCGGTGGAAAGCGCGCAGTCTTGCTCTACCCCGTCGACTTTGAACGCGAAAGTCTTCTGATAACGCTTCTGCATAACGATGCTGCGTGTGCGTCGAGCCATCTTGACTGCAAGCGGGTCGGCGTAACTGAACAAACCAATCCTCGTGCGGGGGTACTTGCCCATGAGGTACGACGGCGCGACGACCGACCCATACGTCGACTTCGCCGATCCGGGGGGCATGAAGATCATCAAGCGCCCCGTGTCCTTCAGGAAGCACTCTTCGACCTCGCGCAAAATCATTTTGTGATGCGCCGCGAGCAGCGTTTCGGGCGCGTCAATGACGACCTCGCCTTCCTCCGCCTCCTCTTCGACAGGGCGCCCTGGTACATCGATGTATTCGGCGTAATGGATCGGGTCGACACGGGCGCGGCGCCTGCGCAACAGTTCGGCGGCGGCCTGTCGTTGGAAGATGCCGGCTTGTGTCATTTGTTGAGTTCCAGCCATCGATTTAGCGTGTCGCGCGCTTCCTTGATGTCGTCGTGCCGGCTTTTCCCACCTGTACGCGTGCCGGGCAACATTATCTTTTTCAGCGCGTGCGACAACGCCGCGTCAGATACATCAAACATCTGACAAACGGCATAGACATCCAACGACGTCACGCCATCGGGCACGCGCTTGTAATACTTCGGGTACTTCGTCGCCATATCGCTCATTGCCCCTCACCCCTCGCCAATGCTTCCAACTGTTCGTCCGTCATATCGGCGAGCGACTTCCCGCCGTCCTTCAGGATGTGCGTTTCCTTGTTCATGCCCAGGATGCGGGCGGCAGCTTCCCGCGCGGCGTCCTTGCTGCGCATGTTGATCTTGATGCCGTGCTTCGTGCGCTCGGCGCCTATATATAGAGCAGCGGCGGCTGGGGACAGGTCGCGGACGTCCTTCAACTTCTCGACGACCACGCCGTTGCCGAAGCACTCGGGGCAACCTGGATGTGGATCGCGGTTGGGATTGAAGCCCAGGCCGCCCAGGATGTCCGGTTCCGGTTTGTTCTCCCATCGATGAGCGGTTTGCAATCGAGTCCATTCATTCTGCGTGAACTGGTAGCGATGGCCTTCACCATGGCAGTAACGGCACGATTCGGTCACGATCTCGATGAGGTCGCGGGGGTCCGCCGTCAGTACGTTGAGGATGTCGTCTACTATGATTGAATTTGATAATTGTACTTTTTGCTTCGCCGCTTCCCTGATTTTTTCGATCTCTCGTTTCACGGCTGGCTTCTTTAGACGGCGGTACGCTTCCTGTCCCGCGAAGTCACCATGATAGAACCCAGCCCGCCGCATCGCCGCCGATGGTTTCCAATCTTTTACGTACTCACCGATGAACAGCCAATCGTTCAGTGTTGGTTCGTCATTGCTCATATCGTCACGCGTTCGTCAGTTGTGGTCCGTCAATTTTACACCAAACGCCAGAAACGCCTGTTTGTGTGTATTGTGATTGGATTTTAGTTTTGGTGTTTTCTCTAAAACCCTTGATTGTGTGTATTGTAATGTGAGAGACTTAGAAAATTAAGATGTAATCACAGTACAATACACACAAACAGCAGGAAATCCCAAAAATGCAAAATCGCACAGATGCCGCCGCTGCCGGTTTGAAGGTCTTCAACACCGGAAAGCCATGTCGACGTGGCCACAACTCCGACCGCTACGTCAGCAACGGCAGTTGCATTGCCTGCCTGATGGAAGATCAAGAAGCACGCCGGCAGGAAGTCCAGGTCGGTCGCCGCAAGTTCATCAACGCGATGGTGAACAACTTCCACGAACGAACTTTCCTCGTGCGTGATGAACACCGACCGCTTGTCCAGAAATTTTGCGAAGCGCTGCAGTACGGCGGTGATCACGTGTACGTCCAACTTCAATCCATCGTTGAGACTTTCCATGATCAGGTTCCATCACCCAAAGCACTCAACAAGTTGGACCTCGTGCGCATCACGAAGTACGGAACGCCGGAATTCAACTTCGCCCACCTGGAGCTTTACAACGTGGTCGAGTGCGACCGGGAAACCGGCGTCATGTACCTGAACCACAACGGCCACAAATACCTGTTGTCAAAAGTAGAAGAAGTCCTCACCAACAAACGACTGATCGTCACACCGATCTAAAAGGAATCGCCATGTACGGAACCGCATTTGAAATTTTCGGAATCGACAACAACAAACCTGCCGTCGAACTGATCAAGGAAGAAGTCGAACGCGTGGGGCGAGCCCTTCCACCGCTCGCCAGCCCTCACGAGGGGTACGCGGTCTTGCTGGAAGGGCTCGACAATCTGAAACGCCACGTATTCACCAAATATAACCAGCGCGACCTGGACGCAATGAGGATAGCAGCGATTGCCGTTGCCACCATTGCGGCACGGATGGCCGATGAGGTCTGCCGCAAATGAGCCAATCCTGCAAAACCTGTAAATACGCCGAGTTCCCTCGCACGCCGACCGGCCGCATCAAGCGCACCTGCCACGGTACATGCAAGGTCGACTTCGTCCCGCCACCGATCCCATCATGCATCGCCCGGCCGTACTGGCATCGCGTAAGCATCTGGCCCGACTACGGCGAGAACTGTCCATCGTACGAACCCGCCAAATAACCGCTTTTTATTGTTGACCAATACGAATAATGGGCGTATAGTTCAACACATGGACGCGACGCACGGTGCGAAGCGCAAACGGGAGATGACCATGAAATACGCAACCTACAACACCGCATCGGACGCAAATCTTTTCGTTCGTATCGCAAACCTCACCGCAAACGGTCGTTTTTTCTACGTCGTGCCGGTCAGCGCAGGCTGCTATGAAGTGTGGGAAAAATGAAGATCGAAAAACGTTCGTACAGCCGCAACCCTTGGCGGCTGGTAACGTCGGACGGGCGCGAAGTTGCGGCGCCCCGTTCGTTCGATCACCCCGACATTGGCATCACCGTTATTAACGAATCGATCAGCGGCGAGACGAAAACAGAATGCACCGATCGCGCGTTGGCATTGCTGGAAATGCTTCTGACCATTAGAAAGGAACCGAAATGAAAATTACGAAAGAATCCATCGCAATCGTAGCGGCAGACACTCGGCTTGAAAACGTCGGCCTGCCGACCTACACGCAGTTGCGCGAGGCGTTGAAGCTGGCGCACGACGCGCTGTTCAATGACTCGGGCGACGCAACCGTGTTCGACAACGCCGTCCGGGCGATCGACGCAGCGTTGGGCGGGGATTGGGAATGAAAATCACCGTAATGTCAACGCGGCACGGTTTCGAAATGCGCGCGAACAACAGCCCCGACACGTTCGCGTTGGGCATCCTTGACGACATGCCGATCGCGATGGAAGTCGCACGCCGAGTGAACAACTATGACGCCCTCGTCGTAGCGTTACGGGCTGTCCTGCGCAACCCGTCCATCTCGGGCGTCATCGCTGCCGACGTCCTCACCGCAACCCAGGAAGGTTAAACATGAACGCCAAACAACGCAGACTTGCCCGTCGACGCGGTGACGCGATCACGGTTCGCAACTGCTACAACTGCTATTTGATGTACAGCGACAAGGACAAGCAATGCCCTGAATGCGGGCACACTCACTCCGAGCGCTGGACGTTCGGGTACAAACAACGGAGAACCACAAAATGATCATCACCAAACGCGCCGACGAACTCAAGCCCGGCGACATCATCGTAAAGCGGACCGCGCCCCGTCACGTCGTCATCAGCACGTACCGTTTGAATCCGCACAGTATCGGTGTCTTCATGATGGAACTTGGGACAGCACCGTCCGTCGTTTTCAGCAACAGCCCTGCATTGCCGGCCACCAACGAAGCGCCGTTCGACGTCGAAGTCCCCGACCCGCTTGTATCGCCCGACGATATCGACAATCTAATCCGGATCGCCCGCAATTGGATCAATGGCAATCCGCCTACCATCGGGGCGCGTAAAGCCGCGCAAGAGATCGTCGACCGTCTGTCGCCACCCAACCCGCCCACGTACGAAGAGTTGCTTGCGGCGTTGGAGGTTACAACGAAGTACGCAATGATCGACTCCGACCGTCTCGCCGAGAGCGAATACAAAGAAGTCCAGTGCGCCGAAAAGGATGCACAAGCCTTGCTCGACCGCGCACGTCAAGCGGGGCTGCTCAAATGAAGACCTTTAGCGAAACCCTGGAAGAATACCTTGACGCCCGCGACGCGTTGAAGCGTATCGAGGACGGTCCGAGATGGTCTGATATGCGGATGTATCGCGCGGTAGAGCGTAAGCAAAAAGCGGCGGCCGACCTGGACCGTCAATTCAAACTTTTGCCGAAGCCGATCCTATGACCACGCCAACCCCGCAACAGATCGCCCGCGTCCGCAACGACGCCGGGCTCACGCAAACCCAGGCGGCCGAACTGCTGCATAAGAACCTGCGCACGTGGCAGAAATGGGAAGGCGGCGATTCCAAGATGGACGCCGCGTACTGGGAACTTTTTAACATAAAGATCAAAAAGGAACGCAAATGAGCATCCGCGACCAATCCGATAAAGACCTCGCCGACACGGGGCGCATGCTGGCGGCCGAGATCGGCGAGATTGCCGCCGAGTTGGAGCGTCGCGGCATACCCGTGGCCGTCCAGGGCTATTACCGTTTCGAAGCGAAGCGCATCACTGAGGAATCGATATGAGCGTCAAACAATGGACCGAGAACGAAATAATGGATCGGTGCACGTCCGAAAGTTACGTCCGTTACGAAGAGTTCGAACGCGTGTTCAATGCGTTGCGCGTCCTTGTTGACGCCATCGAGAACGACCCATCAAGCCTCGCCAACGAGGAATCGTGGATAGCAACGGAGGATGCGCAACAGATTGTTGACCAATACGAATAATGGGCGTATAGTTCAACACATGGACGCGACGCACGGTGCGAAGCGGTAGATAGAAGGGGTAGGAAATGAAACTCGACTTTGAAAACGCTCAAGTGGTCTACGCGCAGAAAAGTATCGTCGAATCGATGGGGCGTGGTTTCACGGCAAATCAGGCTGCACAAATGCACCTCGATTCTCTGCGCTTCATTTCGGCAATCAAAACGATGGACATCGCTGTGCGCATCGTCGACCGCGCGGCCCGCCTAAACGGTCTGAAACTGAACTGGGCATGACCCGCGCCTCACCCCTCGCCCACGCGCTGCTGGACTGGTATCGCGCCAACGTGTGCGACGACAACGCCCGCAGCGCGTGGCACACGATCCACCGTAACGGCCCGCTTGCCTTGACCGCGTGCGAGACCGACAGCGACTACGCGATCGTCGCCGACGCAATGGTTGTGGCCGCTGAGTTGGTCAAGGAACTTCATATCCCACCCGGCCGCGAGGTCGACCACTTCAACAATGGAAGGATGATACTCAAATGAACTATGCAGAACTGTTAGCGGCGCACGACGCCGCCGTCGAGCAAAACGCGAAGCTGGCACGCCAAGTCGAAGAGATGAAGAATTCGGGCATGGCGATGCTTAAGCATGAGACGGAGCGCACGCGGGAATGTCTCGACTTGCGCGAAGTTATCGCCGATCATAAGCGATTGGTCCGCGAACTGGATGTGTTGATCAATGGCGAAGAGGGTGCAGCGAAACAGGCGTCGTTGTACGACATCATCGCCCAGGTGCAACGGGAAGGTATTGCCAATCTCCGTAAGGCAGCGTACTGGTTCAACACGCTAGTGGCATGCGCCCGCGCACTTGACCTGCCAGACGACGAGCCGATCCCGTCCGGCGTGCTGCGTCTGGTTCAAAACCTCGTTGCCGAACGCGAAGCGCGCAGGTTCCCGGATGCCGATGCGGACGCGAAGCGATTGGACTTTCTCGACGACTCAATGTTCCAGAGCGCGGGACAGGCTGCCCGTGCCGAAAATCTCGCGGCTAAGTTGCGTGCACCATCCCCGGCATCGCAGCCAGTAGCTCCCGAGGCGACGCAGGCTGACGACGCCCTGTCGCGCGCTATGACACGGATTGAGGCGCACGGCCCGCAGGACTTCAGCAAGGAATGGGCGGCAGCGGTATCGCGCGGCGAGGCTCATGCACAGCAAGAAGCAGCGCCGATCCCGAAATACGAAACGGTGCTGCTGTCCGGAGATCACGGGCGCATCAACGACAACACTGTGCGCGAGGCGATGCAGCAGGAAATCGAAGCGTATCGTGTCCGCGCTGCCGCCCCCACGACCGTGCCGGATCATTCGGAAAGAGAAGCCGCCAACGCGGGCGACTTGGATGCGCTAGTGCGCGAATACGGCAACGCACCTGTGACGGGATCGAATCGCACCCGTCGGGTCATCATGCAGGAAATCTACGAGCTTGCAGGCGAGATTTTCGGCAAAGCACCCGCCACCAGCGCTGCCATTGCGGGCGAGAGCGATAAGCTTAAAAAATGGATCAGGGAAGCAATCCGCCTTTTCGGCTCGGCTATGAAGGAAATGCACTGGAAAGACTTGGAGGCGCACTTGAAATCCATGCAGGATGAAGGCTATCGGCTGCTAAACCAAGCCCCCACCACCATCGCAGCAGGTCAGGAAGCCGCCAACGCGAAGGATGCGGCGCGGGAGGAAGCGCTGTTGCGCGCGCTTCAGCGAGTCGTTGACGACGAGCCGATCCCGTCTGGCGTGCTCCGTCTGGTTCAAAATATGGAATACCGAACGTGCTGCGATCACCCCGACTGTACGACGTGCGCTGGCCGCGGAGGGTTCTATCGATTGGCATCACGCAGGGAAGACGACAAGTAATGGCGATCCTTCTTACACTCATCGTCGTTGCATGGTATCTGGCGCAGCGTCATTTGCCGGCCAGCCCGTGCGACGACCATAGCTGCAACCAAGGGCGAGACTGTCTGCACAAATGAACGCCACGGTGCTATCCGCCGCGATGCCATTCCGCACGCGGCATTTCAACGAGGGTCAGCGTGTATGGCTCGTGCGTCTTGGGCGTGACTCTGCGGAAGTCGTCGGTAGGTTCCGCGAACACGGGGCGATGCTGCGAGCCTGGATCAACTGGGGGCATTGCGGCAGACCCGAACCTGACTTCAAGCCCGTAGAGGTAGACGCTATGTTTGCCGGTCGTCACGGGCTCATTACGAAAGAGGGTTTGAAATGAATCCGGGGGACTCACGCAGCCGGGCGCGCATTGAACGAATCCTCAAGGAATTGAAAGCCGGGGATCTCGATCAATGGCAGCTTGCGGAACGGATCGTTCTCAACAAGAGTACGAGCGTCAGGGAATACGTCTGGTTCCTCGTGAACGATCGCAAGCTAATCCACGTGGTTGATTGGGTGCGTCCGGCAGGCGCTGGCCCGTACATCCCCGTGTTGCGCTTCGGCCCAGGTGAGAACAAACCGAAGCCCGTCGCGCTCACGGTGGAACAGCGCAAGAAGAATTACCGCGCAACGATCAAGGCCGACCCCGAGCGGCACGAAGCGCATCTTAGGCGTCAACGAGCGTTGCGCCGCAAACCGCCCAAGCCGGACGCCATGCTCGCCTGGGTCTTTAGGAAATAAAAAACCCCGCTTCGGCGGGGCTTCTTTTTTACAGCGGCGTTACCGTTGCCGGCCGCACCCTGAAGGGTTGCGCACCCTTTTCCGGTGGCTGGATGATGTACCACGTGCCGCGATTGTTTTCCTCGCCGACGAACTTGCCCTCGCGATTCGCACCGCGCGGCATACGAACCGTTACCTTTGCACCCTTACGCATGATTGACCCCCTTACGGTTAATTGATTGAGTGCCGATCATATCACGACCATTTAGATAATCAACCCCCGCCCGCGTGATCGTTCCGTCTTTCGTCATCCAGCCGCGCGCACGCAGCGTCTCGCGCAGCGGTGCCGGGCACGGTGCGCCCTTCTTGAGATCGGTCAACGCTGCCAGCATGGCCGGGGTGCAATACTTACGGGACATTGGGCAACCTCGCCTTGCCAGCCCCAGGCACACGATACTTGCTGAACTCATACGGGCATTTGCGGCCGTGTTCCCACCACTTGCCCCAATGACCATTCCACTTGTGACGGATGAACCACACGCCGTCGTCACGCTGCGCGAACTGCGTGCGCCGCCCGTCCCCCACCGTATAGATATCGCCGCTCACATCAACCTCCGGTAAATGATGCCGTCGCGTTCCAGGTAAAGGGCCGCCCAGCGCGCGACGTTGCGCAGGTAGAACCGTTTGACGAGCGTGTCGCCATAGCGCCGCGATACAGCCCCGTGGCGGGCATAGAAAGCGACGGCAAGGGCCAAGTGCCCAGGATCGCGGAAAAACGCCCCATGCGCCCGCGTAGCGAGCCTAATACGTCGGGCCTTGCGTCGCTTTCTGCTGCTCATGCTGCGAACCTCCGTTGGGTTTGGTCGGTCTGTGCTTCCATCTGCAACTGCTGGTACAACGCCGCAACCGCGTGCGGGTCTTTCATCTCGGCCGCCGCGCTGTCGCGCTTGACGTAGAGGATGGCCATCGTGTTGTCGGGCATGACGTAGATCGGCGTGCGACCCTCGGGCAATGCGCGGTGCAACTCGTAGCCCAGGCGCAGCATTTTCTCTTTGATCTTGAGCGGGCTCGACATCTTGGCGAACTGCGGATTCTGTTGCATGCGCGCCTTCAGCATATGGTGCGACACGAAGTCGCCAGCAAAGCCCGGTTCGCGCAGGATGATCCATTCGTTGATCTCGTGCTCCAGGGCGTCGCGACCATCGATCACGGCTTCGCGCGTAACGCTCGTCTCTGGCGCTTCTTGGCACTCGCCTGCAGGGTTGTACCGCGCATCGATCGGCATCGTCGCGAGAAGGTCCGCAACGGCCGCGTAACCGCCCTGCTCCAGCCACGGATACAGCACGCCGCCGAAATACTCTTTCGTCAGGCCGTCGCGCTGGCGATCGTATTTGGACTGCTGCGCGCAATACAGGGTGCAGATACGGCGCGTATCGTCCTGTTTCTTCATGGCGTCCTTGTGGTTGTCCGTGAAGATGAAATTTCCGCAAATTCGTTTTTGAATCGAGTCGATACCCTTGAGCGTAATCGCGTGGTCACGCTCCGTGATCAGGCTCTTGAGCGCTTCCATCATGTCGGTGCGATCCTTCGCGCTGTAGATGTCGTCGGCCACGTAAAGCAAGTTTCGCTCAAGCCACGCGTTGAAGCCGTTCTCAATCATGCCCGTCTTGATGGTGAAGACGTACTTGTGCCCCAGGGCGTGGCGTAGGCATTCGACGAGCGTCGATTTGCCGTTGCCCTGCGTGCCCTGAATGAACGGTGCCCATCGGAATTTAACGCCGGGGTACTGCACGACGGCGGCCATGTAGGACAGCAGGATCTGCGCGTCGTCGCCGTTCGGCAGCAGCTTGCGCAACAAGTCCATGAACGGCTGCACGTCGCCCGGCCTGCGATCGACGACGGGCGCTTTGTACATATTGACCCATCGGCGGCCGGCACGCTCGACGACGTATTGAAAGTCCAGGCGTGGATTAAACTCGGTCCCTTCCACGCGCGGGAACATGATCAATTGATTGCCAAGGAACGCTTCCCATGCCGATTTGGTCGTCTTCTGACCCTCGTTGTCCATGATGAACGTGTACCCGGCGTACTTCGCGTTGAACCGGGATTGATCGACCATGTCGCCGTTTGGAAGCAATACCTCATTGTCGTCCTGCACGTACACGCAGTCCTTGAAGATCGCGGCGAGGTTTTCGCGGCCGATGAACGTCCCGTGCGTGATCGCCACAGGTTCCAGCTTGCCGCCGGTCGGCGGTGGGGGCGGGATGACAGACTTCGCCTTGTAGACGGCCGAGCAGAACGCAACGCCCGTCGACACGGTATCGCGGAAGTACGACTTGTGAACTGATGCGGACCACTTGTCGCGGACCAAGCCGGACAGCATCATCAGGCGCGCGACACGCTCGCAGTTCTTGCCGGTCCAATACGCGAGTTCCTTCGCGAGTGCCATGTCGGCGCTACTGTAGTCGAAGTCCTTGCCCGGCGACTTCGGCGGATAGGCGCGCGACAGCACGGGGACGTTGCGATTCCACAGATCCGCGAAATTGGGTGCGAAGTGGCCGTCGCCGAACACTGCGCTAGCTTCCTGCCTGCGTTGGCTGGCCATCGCCATACGTAGCAGATCCTCGTCGGACAGCGCCGTGTGCTCGGGGTCATGTTCGGTCGTCCAGCCCGCGCCGCCTTCTTCCTTCTCCGACGGCGGGAAGTAATCGGCGATGAACTGCGGCAGGTACGCCGTAAGGTCGTGCATCTGGCCGTTGGCGGCCGACCCGAGCGCGATAAAACGAGCCTCGGTGTACATCTCAATATTGAGAAGTCCGTTTTTCTTGCCGTGCGGCGGTGCCTTGCCCTGGTACGTGAACCACCCGTGAAGACCACGGCCAGAGAGGGATAGTTCGATTGCCGCAGGCATGCGGCGCATGATCTCTTGCGCGTTGTCGTTCCACGTGCCCGCGAGCGTGGAGCATTCGTCAAGGTCGTACACGCCGAACGGGTCGTTCTCGGTGATGACGAAGCCGATCGTCCACGCGGCAGTATCGCCGCCGACCGGGCCGGACGCGGCAAGCGTCGCGGCAGTCTGCCAGTCGAGCCATGCGTCGGGCCGGTGCGCGCTGACCATGCCCCATTTGCCGACATGTACGACGGTGCCGTCGCCCCGCGTGTGCGTCGTTGGCGTGTCGTGCGGCCACGCTGGATATTTGGCGAGCTTCCCAGGGATCAAATTGCCGCGTTCATCCGTCGCAGGCTTGAGCCTTACAAGAATGAATTGTCGGTATTGTCCAAGGGGTGCGAGCGCCCCCGGAAGGATGTACATGCGTCACCCCGCCAGCGTGGCAAGGGCTTTGTGCTGCAGATCGGCGGGTGCCTTGCACGCCACCGGGTCGCGCGTGGCGATCCCCTCGGCGATGATGGGAAGGATCTCTTGCTTGACGGCCGCGCGCATCACGGCGCGGCGCATCTGCGCCATCGTGCCGTAGTGGGACACGACGAGGGCGTTGCTGCACTCGGCCTGCTCGGCGATGTGCACGAGGCGCAGTCGAGCGAAACCGTGTTTCTTGGCGGCGGCGACGGCCGCGTCGAGGATTGCCGCCTTGCGGTCGGCCGGGGTCATACGTGCCATTTGGGTATTTCCTTTAGTAACTATTCGGTTAGTCTAGCACGCCGCGATGCTCATTTATCCCACCCGTGGTCGCGCTGTTCGCGTTCGAACTTCATGTCTTCGATGCGATCACGTGCGGTGGGCGTCAGGCGGTCGACAACCTTCGGTTGAGGATACGTCTTGTCGGTGCGAGGTGGGATTGTAATCGGCAGTGGTCCGCGCCGCACCTTGGGTGTAAAGGTCGCGTTCTCGGCCGGCGTCGGCTTGGGTTTGGCGGGATTGCGCGCACGCGGCGTGCTTACCTTCGGCACCGCAGGGGCGATAACGGCCCCCTTCTTTTCGTGAGCGCCCTTCTTCGACGTGTACGGCGCGGCGACCGTTTCGCATCGATGTTCAAGCGTCGTAAATTGAGTTTTGCACGCCGGGCAGTAGCGACGCCGCCAAATGCCCTGTTCAATCTTGCGCGTGTCCTTGGTGAGCGTATCGCCGCCGCATTCGCATTTCACGCCCGACCCCTGAAATAGCCAATCAACGCAGCGTGTTCCGGGCACAGGGTTTCGGCCAGCGCATTACCGCCGCTTTCCATCTCGGCACGCATGGCGTCCTCCAGGGGCAGCACGGACGGTGCGGGCGCAACCTCGGCCCCGGCGCGATCGGCGTTAAGCACGGCAAGGAACCAGTGCGCGGCGGCGCGGAAGTTCGGCTTCGTGCTGCTGGCGGCCATGTCTTGCAACCACACGTGATGACCGTATGCGCGCGCGCCGGGGCTTCCGTCGGCAGGCACGGGGCGCTTGTGCAGCACGTCCGACAGCAGATGCGCGGCCACGCTGACGCCGTTGTTTTTGTTTTCCTTCTCGGATTCAAGGAACGATTCGACGGCCGCCTTATCCGCCGCCCTGTCGCGCGAGATGGCTTGCGTCTTGCCGTCGACGAGATCCAGCACGCGGCGGATCGTCGCTTTCGTCGCCGGATCGAACGCGGGAGAATCGAGCATCGCGGACAGGTGGAGCGAGCATTCCGACTTGTTCTTGTTCGATTCCTTAATATAGCTTTCCCCCAGGCTGTCGAGAACCTTTTGCGTTACCGGCTTGCCGACACGCACGCCGGGCAGCGATGCGGCCTGTTTGATCGTCTTGACGGCTTCGGCCGCGCCGACCTTCTTGATCAACTTCAGGGCCGTCGACGATGTGATGGTGCCGTCTTTGATCACGGCTTGCAGTTCGACGGGCTGCTCGGTCAGGCGGATAGCATCTTTGACGTGCTGCGCGCTCATGCCACGTTGCTCGGCGATCTCGTCGTAGGACATGCCGAAGAGGTTCACGAGCTTGACATACTGTTCGCCGACCTGGAGCGGCGTGTATCCCTTGCCCGACTGCGTGCCGAGCATATAGAAGATCGCGGCCTTCTCGTCGCCCTTGAACTCTTTCGCCTTGACGCGCAGGATGTCCACGCCTTCCGCGATGAGTTCCATGTCGGCCGCGCGCCGGTGATGGCCGTCGCGCAGATAGATTTCCCCGTCGATCATCTGGACGGTGTACTCACCCGTGTCGACGCCGGCCTTTTTCAGCCCCTTGAGGTACGCAACATGTTCGGGGTCGATAGGGCGGCAGTTAAAGCCGGGAATCACCTTGACGACGCGCGGGTCGATCAGGAACGACGGGGTCGACTTGCTGACGGCTTCGTTAGCTTTATCTTCTGCTGCTGCTTTGATCGATGGGTACATGTCAGTCCTTATAGGTGATGGTCAGGCCCAGGTTGCGGGCAATATGGCGTTCCAGCTTTGCGCCGCGCGACTTCTGCCAGCCGGGCAACATGACGATACCGTCGCACGTCATCAGGGCGTTGATGCCCTTCTTCATGCAGCGGGCCCAGTGCGCGTGATACTGCTCGGCGGTCAACGTGCCCGACATGGCGGTCTGAACCTCGGCGCTATTGATCTCGGCAGGATTGATCACGAAGGCGCCCCGCGTGCGGTACTCGGCCGCTGCAGCGTGGAACGCCGGGAAGTTCAGGTCTTCGTGCCCGGACATAGGACCGGCGATGTACACGCGGGTCACGCGCTCGACGAGGTCGAAGTCGCGGCACGTGGTCAACTTGCTGCGACCGCACCCGTCAACGCTGCTGCGGAACGGGACTGAACTGTCGTCCGCGAACACAAGGCCGAAACGACCGTCGCTCTTGCAATAGCTTTTGATCGTCACGAGATCTCCGGCACGCATACGCCACGTCTGGCCGATTTCCAGCCCGAGCAACGTTTCCGGGATCTGCTGATGGTCTTCGAACATAAAATCGATTTTCGGAACGCAATCCCAATTCATTAAATTTCCCCTGTCGTAAATTTGAAGTCACCGCCCCATGCGGTAACGATCTGTCCGAATTTCGCTTGCGCTTCCTCGTGGGCGTCACCCGTGTACACCCACCCGAATTCCTTGACCTCGCGCGCGGCGAACTGGCCGAGATACGTCCCGACCATCTCTTGCGTGATCCACGTTTTTTTGATGCCGATGAGGTCCGACGACTTCACGCGCTTGTTCAGCGCCGCCGTGTCGTTGCACAGACCATAGCGGACCACGCGGCCGGTTTCGTCCTGCAGCGCGCCGACGTTGTTCCGCCAGAGCAGCATGTCGTTTTTAGCGGCTTCCAGGCGGACACGGGATTGGATCGCGGCTTCGGACCATCCTTCCAACTCCATGAGCTTGGCGGGCTCATATCCAACACCCAGGCGCGCCAGCAGATCAACCGCCGCATGCGGGGCGATGCCCCAGTCGGTCGCCCATTGATGAACGAGGCTATGCATGCTCGGCCACCATGCACGCCGGGCACGTGCATTTGCCGCAGCCCATCCACGACGTGCAGTCGATGCCTTGGCGCGAACCGGTCTTTGCTTTGGGTGCGGGGACCACGACGTCGTCGGGGAGAACTTTGCGGGCCTGTTCGATCATCGCTTCAAGAACCGCGATGCGCTGCATCAGGTTTTTGTTCTCGACGCTCAAGGGGACTTGATGATCGAAGTAGTCGGAAATGATCGACAGTTGGTCGGCGTAGGTGGAAGGGGCGGGGAACTGGCCGGACAGCTTAAGCACCGCTGTCCGTGCCTCAATCAGAGTTGTTGACATTTTTTAATATCCCACTGGAAAAGTTCGGTCCACGTAGGATATGTCTTACTAACTAGACTGTCAACAACTCTTTCGCACTGTCTTTTTGTGCCAACGCCAGCAGTTGATAGGCGAGCGCGACCATCTCTTCGCGCGACGCATCCTTCGGAATGACGACCGAAATATGCTCCGTGGCGACGGTCTGCGCACCCTCTGCGGCGAGGTCGGACGCCCGTCGGAACTGCTGCAAGATGCGCTCTTGCCCCGTGTGATTGCTGATGGCCGGGCCGGACAGGACGTCGTGCGCAGGGGCGACAGCCAATTTCTGATCCCTCACGCGGTGGGGCGCAGCGTATCGTAAAACGTCCTGAACCGTGTAAAGCTGGTACGGTTCCAGACCTTCGCAGATTGCCTGAATGATGTCCATTTCTTGCAGATGGCCGACCCACTTCGCCACGGGGACTTTCTCGTACAGGGACGCCGTCGCGTTGATGCGTCGGTTCACCGTCTTGTAGTCGGGGTCCGCGAACTTCTGGCACTGCCAGCCGGCGAGCGCATACGCCTGCACGAGCATCTTGCGCGCGTCCTTGTTCGTGCCCTTGTACATGTGGAAGACGGCCAGACCTACGGCCAATTCAAGCTGAATCGCCGCTTTGTGATTGATCGCGGCGGCGTTCAGTGCAGTCGTGCAGGTGTCAAGCGTCAGATGCATTTTCTAGGCTCCGTGTTGGTTTATGGAGCCAGAATAAATGCTACTAACTGAATTGTCAACAGCAAATATCAACCGGGCACGATTCCATTCGCGTCTAGCTTCGCCTGCAGCTTCATGCGTAGAGCATCGGCGTCTGCCGCCCCCAGGGTTTGAGCGGTGAGCATGTCCATACCGTATGTGAGGAAGAACAGGCGGTAAATCTGGCTGTCGGTGCGGCCCTTCAAATTCTTTTGCCAGCCAGCCCAAAGCGCCAGGGCGTCGCGTAGCGGGCCTTGCGCGGCGGCGCGCTTGAAGTGTTTCGTCTTGATCGCGTATTCGGCAGGCGTGCCGACAAGATTCAGCGGCGTCGGGACGAACCCCGTGTTGACCGCTGCGGCAGCTTCGCCGCGCATCTTGCGCAATACGTCCTGCGTCAGTTCGACGAGGTCGCCGTCGACGAATTCCGGTGCGTTGCGCTGAGGCGGGACCGGTGCATGAGCGCATGCCGGGCACGCGGCATAGATGCGCTCATACGGGACCGTGCATTCGGCGCACACGCGCATTGGGATAACGTTCTCGTCCGGTTCGCGCTTAGATTTCGGCACGGGGCGGCCGAGCGTGAAGTCGCGAGGTTGATCCGGGGGACCGTGGCGCAGGAAGTTGCCGACGTGGTCGATGATGATCGCCCAGTCCTTCCCAGGCATGAGGCGCAGCGCGCGGCCGGCTTGCTGTTTGAACAGGTTGAACGAGTTCGTCGCGCGCGCCATCGATACGACTTCGATTGCGGGAAGGTCGAACCCTTCGCCGAACAGGTCGACGTTGACCAGTTGAAGGATCTCGCGGCGCTTGAAGCGCTTCAGGATGTCGCGGCGGACGGCGGCGTTCGTCTTGCCGGTCACGATCTCGGCGGGCACACCGGCCGCGCGATACCCTGCGGCGATCTCTTCGGCAGCTTCAATGTCGACGGCGAACGTGATGCCAAGTTTGCCTTTCGCCAGCTTGAGATAGTGCTTGACCACGTCCCCCGTGATATGGGACGCCTTCGTCGCCTTCGCGAGTTTCTTGGGGCTGAAGTCGCCGTCCGCGCCGAGCGGGATGTCTTTCAAGTTCAGGTCGGACGGTGGCGCGAACACGCGGTAGTCCGTCAGGAACCCCATGCTGATGATGTCGCGCATTGTGGGCGCAATGACGATCGCGTGAAACACGCCGTCGTTCTGCTCGCCCAGGCCGTTACCGTCGGCGCGTTCAGTCTCGGCCGTGACGCCCAGGCCGCGTGCATTGGGGAACAGGTTGACCGCCTTGCCCCACTTATTGTGCTTCAGGATATGGTGCGCTTCGTCGATGACCCACAATTTGACGCTCATGCGCCATGCGTTGAACTCGGGGTCGTCGCGCAGGATCAACGTGTCAACGCTGGCCACGGCAACCCGGCTGTTCGGGTCGATGTAGCTGATTCCCAGTTCGTCGATGTGCGATGCGACGCACTCGCGCGCCAGCGCATCCGAACCGATTACACGATGTCTGATACCATTGCGCGCCAACGCCATCGACATTTGCGCAACAAGTTCGTGCCGGTGCGCGACGGCGCATACAGGACCGGATTCGTCCTTGATGACCGACGCGAACAGGACCGTCTTACCGGAACCCGTGGCGGACACGGCGAGCACATAGCGCGCGCCCTTCAACCATTCGTTGTTGATTTCGACCTTCAACTGTTGCTGATACGGTCTAAGTTCAACGATGGGTTGACCGAATGCTGTCGATACGGCGAGCGCTGCGCCGGAAAGTGCGTGCTTAACGTTAATGTTCATCGGTGGAAAAATTCTTGTTGACAGTCCAGTTAGTATGCCGCTATTGTTCAATCTCCGCAACCCAAAACGAAGGATTAAATCAAATGTACTCCAAACAAATTCGTACGGTCTTCCGCGTGCTGGCCAACGCGTTCCATCAACTGGCCGACATGGACGAAGCATCCGCCGACCGTCTGGAAATGACCGGCGCGCAGTACCTCGCCAGCATCGGCAATGACGCGCCGGACGTCGGCAAGGACACGCCGATCGTGACGACCAACAGCGCCGCGCATGTGTTCGGGGGTGCCGCGAAGACTTTGGCCGAAGCCGTGCATGCGACGATGCCGGCCGAAGCTGCCGCCATCTTCACCCCTGCCGATATCGCGACCGCAATCGCCCCGCCTGCCCAGGTGAAAGCGGACCCCGTCTACACGATGACCGCGAAAGCTGACGGCTTCACCCGTGAGCAGTACCACGCATCGAACTGGACCGACGATGCACTCGTCCAGGAAGGTTACATGACCGTCGAATATCCGGTTCTGGATAATTCCCCAAACGTCCCGCCGGCCGGTGCGTCTGGTACGTCCCCGGCCATTTCCGCCCCGCCGCCCGCATCTATTCCGGCTGCTCCGCAAGCCGCGCCTGCAAGTACGGATGTGCCGGCGCAAACTGGCGGTGCGACGCCCCCGGCCACGGATAAGACCGGCCTGCCGTGGGACGCCCGCATCCACTCCGGTTCGCGCACGCAAAACGCGGATGGCTCGTGGAAGAAGAAAAAGGGCGTCGGCGAAGTGTTCTTCAATCAGACCGTGGCCGAACTGCGCCAGCAACAACCCGTCGCAGCCGCACAACCGTTCACCCCGCTGACCGCAGCACCGGCAGCACCGGCAGCACCGGCAGCACCGGCCCCCGTACCGCAAGCGCCCGCCGCTGCGCCGACGACCTTCGCGGATCTCTGCAAATGGGTCACGGCGCAGAATAAGACGATGGCCGACATGCTCGTGTTCGCGAAGGAATTCGGTATCGAGTCCGCCGGCCAACTCGCCGTGCCGGCCAACGCGGGATTGATCCCGATGGTCTTCGACAAGATGAGCGCCGCCGCCTGATCATGAGCACGCACGCACGTTACGCCCCATCATCGGCACATCGCACGGTCGCCTGTCCGGGATCGGTCGACGTCGAGATGCGGTATCCCGACGAACCGACAATCGACAAGCTGGAAGGCGAGGCGACGCATTGGGCAGCGGCGGAACGTCTGCAGGGGGTTGTCCTCCAGGTGGGCGACGTCGCGCCGAACGGTGTAATTCTCAATGTTGAGATGAATGACGCGGCCGAGATGTACGCCGAACACATCATCAAACGGGATATCATCTTCGGGATTGACCCGCACGTTGAGACGCCGTTACCTGCAGGCCCGGTCCACCCCGAGAATTACGGCACGCCGGACTTTTGGTCGTACAACTGGCATTCGAATCATTTGCACGTGGACGACTTGAAATATGGGCACGGGTTTGTTTCCGAGAACCGCAACTACCAGTTGATCAATTACGTCGCCTTGGCGGCATATGCGATTAATTCGTATCACGACGACTCGCTGAAAGTGACGATGACCATCCATCAGGCGCGCAATTACCATCGGCGCGGCCCGACACGGTCATGGACGACGACGCTCGGCGAACTGCGGCGACCCATCGCTGAATTGGCGATGGCGTACCGTCTCGCAGATGGACCGGACGCCCCCGTGATGGCGCGTGACCCGGATGCGTGCAGGGACTGCAAGGGTCGTCACGAATGCGAAGCGGCAATCATGGCGGAAGGTCCGGCGATCGACCTTGCGTACAGTTCCGCCCCGCTCGTGATGTCGCCGCAGGCGTTGAGCAAAGAGTATCGCCGTCTGATCGCTGCGGAAAAGATGATCAAGTTGCGCAGGGAAGGCATCGAACAACACGTGATGTCGACTATCGAGCGTGGCGGGATCGTTCCATGTTTCTCGATCGAGCGAAAGAAGGGGCGCACCGTGTGGCTTGACGGCGTGTCGAAAGACATGATCGGCATCGGCGAGGCGTACGGCGTGACCGTCGGCGGCGAACCGAAGTTGATTACTCCGCTCCAGGCGATCAAAGCCGGGATACCGGAAGAAGTAGTGAAAGCGTACAGCTACGCGCAAAGCGGCGCTGTTGAACTCGTAGAAGACGACGGCAGTGCCGCCGCCCGCGTGTTCGAATGACCGTACTGAACTGCAATCGCGACACGATCCCGTCCGATGCGGTTTATATCGGTCGTCCGAGCAAATGGGGCAACCCTTTCGCAATAACTAAACAGCGAAGTCGAGACGAAGTTATCCGGCTTTACCGTGATTGGCTGTTCGGCCAGCCGTCGCTAATCGAATCCGCCCGCAAGGAATTGCGGGGAAAAGATTTGGTCTGCTACTGCGCGCCGCTTGCATGTCACGGGGACATTCTTAACGAAGTATCCAACTCTGGAGTATTACAAATGGCAACCGTATCCGAAGATTTCCTCTCCCCCGTTCTGCGTCTCGTCCAGGGCTCGCCGCTGGAACCGCAAACGAAAGATCTGACCACGGGTCAACCGCTCACGATCAAGACCGGCCCGAACGCAGGCAAGGAAACTCAAAAGTTCTTCATTGCCTGCGCCGGCAAGAAGGGCGACCCGGCCGTCGAAGCGTTCAAGGCGCAATTCGAACGCGTCGCACGTGCGGCGTTCCCGCAGTTCTTCCCGAATGGCGGACCCTGCACGAACCCCAATTTCTCGTGGAAGATCGTCGACGGTGACGGATTCGATCAGAACGGCCAGCCGAACAACGCCAAGGAAGGTTTTGCCGGTCATTGGGTGTTCCGTTTCGCGTCCAGCTACGCGCCGCGTTGCTTCGTTCGCGGCAAGTACGGCCCCGCCGACCAGATCGCCGACCCGAAAGTCTTCCCGCGCGGGCACTATGTCCGCGTATCGGGCACGGTCACTGACAACATCCCGTCGAACAAGCCGGGCCTGTATTCGAATCTCGGCATGGTCGAATGGAACGCGATCGGCGACGTCATCGTGTCCGGTCCCGACGCAGCATCCGTGTTCGGCGGCGGTGCGCCTGCAGCAGCGGCCCCCGCCCCCGCACCGCATCCGGGCGCTGCGCCAGCCCCCGCACCGGCAGCGGGTCCGATCTACACCATGACGGCGGCTGCAAACGGCTTCACCCGTGAGCAGTACCATGCAACCAACTGGACCGACGACGCGCTCGTCCAGGCCGGCATGATGGTCGTCACGCAGCCTGCCGCACCGGCCCCCGCACCGGCCCCCGCACCGGCCCCCCAGGCGGTCGCGCCGCATCCGGGTATTCTCGCGCCCGCGCCGGCCCCTTTGGCCCACGCTGGTTCTGCGCCAGCGCCTGCAGCCCCTGCCCCGATTGCTGCTGCCGCGCCCGGTTTCAAGATGACTAACCCGGCAGGCCCGTCGTACGAATCGTACATCGCTGCAAACTGGACGGACGCGATGCTCATCCAAAACGGCCACATGGTCCCGGCGTAATGGACGTCATGTCGAGTATTGAACAGGTAGTACGTAAAATCGAATGGGCTGTTCGCGAGAACGCCGAGTTGCAACGTAAGGCCGCGCCGGGCTCCCCGGACTGGCATCGTCACGAAACCATCGACGACAGGTTGCACGAGGCGATTGCGGCACTCGGACAGTAAAATAACAGCCCCGCTTCGGCGGGGTTTTTCATATCCGCTAACCTTGCGATAAAGGATCAACTATGTACATGGTTCCGCCCCCACCGCCCAGCGCCGCAAAGATCGTGCGCGAGGTCGACGTCGAGACGTACCGCAATTACTTCCTCGTCAAGTTCCGCGACCACTCGACCGGCGCGTTTACGTCCTTCGAAATGTACGAAGGGAAGCCCCTCAACATCATCGCTCTTTTGCTGTTCCTGCGATCGTGTACGAACGTGACGTTCAACGGTATCAACTACGACATGGTCATGATATCGGCCGCCGTAACGGGGCGCTTCACGAACGACATGCTCAAGAACCTGAGCGACTACATCATCACAACGAAGCCGTCCCCGCAACCGTGGATGGTGGCGCGCGATTGGGGCTTCGAACTGCTGGATCTCGATCACATCGACCTTTTCAACGTCGCGCCGGGGCAAGCCAGCCTGAAGATTTACGGCGGCCGGTTGCACTGCAAGAAGATGCAGGACTTGCCGTACGCGCCCGACCGCATCCTGACGCGCGAAGAGATGATCAACGTTGAGCGGTATTGCGGCAACGACCTTGTGACGACAGCGGACCTTTACGACGCGGTCACGGAGGATCTTGCGACGCGCGTCGAGTTGGGCGAGCAATACGGCATCGACGTCCGGTCCAAGTCCGATGCGCAGATCGCCGAGGCGGCATTCCGCAAGCTGCTCGGGCTGGACTCACGCGGCGCGCGGGCGATCGTCGATCAGGCGCAGTTGCCGCCGGGGTCAACTATCCGCTACACGCCCGCCCCGTTCTTGAGCTTCCAGACGCCGGAATTACAGGCGGCGTACAAAATGGCCCAGGATGCCGCGTACGTGCTCGACAACGGCGGCAAACCGCAGATGCCAGCATCGTTCAAGGACTTCAAGATCCGCATCGGAGACGGGGCGTACACGCTCGGCATCGGCGGTTTGCACTCGACGGAAAAGAGCGTCGCGCACCGGGCGGGCAACGGCGTCAAACTCGTCGACGTGGATGTCGTGTCCTACTACCCGAAAATCATCTCAATATTGAGAATGTTTCCGCGACAACTCGGGCCGGTGTTCCTCAAGATTTTCGACGGCTGGATTGAAGTGCGTATCTCGTACAAGACGGCTGGCAACAAGAAGAAAGCGGCAACGTTCAAAATTAAGATCAACGGAACGTACGGCAAGACCGGCAGTCGACATAGCATCCTGTTCTCGCCCGACCTCATGTTGCGCACGACCATCACGGGTCAGTTCGCGTTGCTGATGCTGATCGAAATGTTGCATCTGCAGGGCATCGCGGTCGTGTCTGCGAACACGGACGGCGTCGTCATCAAATGCCGCGACGAGCAAGTCGACTTGCGGGACCGTATCGTCAAACAATGGGAATCGATCACGGGGTTCGAAACGGAGGCCAACGAGTATATCGGCCTGTTCTCAGCGAACGTCAACAACTACCTTGCATTCAAACCCGCATACACCGACAAGAAAGGCGTTCATCATCCGATCTCCGTCAAGGCGAAAGGATGGTATGCGGACGACCCTATCAGCCGACTATCGAAGAACCCGACCAATCAGATTTGCGTCGACGCCGTGAAGGAATACATCATCAATGGCACGCCACTTGAACAGACCATTCGACGGTGCGACGATATCCGCAAGTTCGTCACCGTGCGCGCGGTCCAGGGCGGCGGGGAATGGGTCAAGGGCGAACAGCCCGACATGAAGTCAACCGTTGCGCAGAAAAGGGCGAGGGTTGAGGCGTTCGGATGGAAGCCGGACCTAACGATCAAGAAACATTGGACCAAGGGCGATTTTGATTCGATGGCGTACACGAGCGTGCCACTCGATACGGCCTACGCTACCTGTTTCAAAGTGGTAGAGCGCGAATATCTCGGGAAGGCCGTGCGATGGTATTACGGCGTGGGGCAGACCGGGCACATCGCTTACGAAGGCAACGGCAACCTCGTGTCGAAATCGGAAGGGTGCAAACCGTGTATGGACCTGCCCGACGTGCTGCCGCCCGACATCAATTACAAATGGTACGTCGACGAAGCGCGCAGCATTCTTGCCGATCTCGGAATAAGTTGTTGACAATTCAGTTAGTTGTCCATAGTATCGACCTTTTACGAGGGGGTACTATGGACGATGACTACGGCTTTGCGACGCGGTTGCTGATCGTGTACGAATCGAAATTGCCTTTTGATCGACCGGCCACGCTGGCGGATCGTATCGAGGCGATGCAGGGGGCGATTGAGGCGTTGAATCTGAAGGAAGGGGAACACGCGGACATTAAGCACATCGTCCGCGCGAATACTGCTACCGCTTGACGTAATGCGATGCGCCGCCCAGGCGCACGCCTGCCCACATGATACGTCGATAGACGATGGGCACGCCGACGACCTCCATAGCCTCCAGGAACACCGCGTCGGCAATTTCCCGCGCGAGGATGCCTTCGGTGTACAGGAAGTCATGCACGACGGCAGGCTTGTTGGCCCGACCGCCGCAAAGCCAATACACGACCGGCAAACGCGGCACGCTGGCGAGGTCAGTCCTGAACCCTGCCGGGACCGTTATCACCCGATTTGCGACGACTGACGAGTACGACAGCGGTTCGCGCAGACGCCACGTTCCGTCGTCGACGTTCTCGTCCGCCTCGCATAGCTCCAGGTCGCCGAGGAATCGCGCGGTCACATCGCCGCCCATTCATCGTGCGCGCGCTGGACGTTGGTCGACACGGTGTCGTAAAGCGCCTGCAGCCGTTCCGGGGTCAGCGTGCCGGCGGTCTGCATCTGCTCGACGGTATGCAGCAATTCGACGATCACGGGGGCGAGCGCGACGGCCGCCGCCGCTTTCGGGTCCGTTGCTGCCAGCGTTGCGGCGGTCTGCGCGGCAACTGCGAGGATGGTCTGTGCGGTCGTCATTTAACGGTCTCCAGAATGGTGAGGGCTGTCACAGCGGCCGTAACTTGCACCGTCGCGGCGTCCAGGTCTTGCGGCAACGGCCCGGTGCATAGCGGCGTGATTTGGCTGTCGATCAATGTCACCTGATCGATTTGGGCTTGGTTCAGCTTGCCGCCCTTGCGCAACGCGACCATGACGTCGAACGCTCCGCCATACGCCGCGCACGACTGCGTGTATGTCACCTGCGCGCTTTGTGTCGGAACGGTCGTACACGCTGCAATCGATAGCGATATGGCCGCCAGCAACGCGAGCATGAACGGCGACGCAAATCCGCCGCTCTTGTCCGCGATCCCCTCTTGCGGCCCGCCGCCCAGGTGCATGACGCCCAGGCCCATCAAGGCGCCGTAACAGAAGTCCAGCAGGCGGCCCGAATTCGGAACGTCGGTGAAGGTCAGGGCGACGAGCGTGCCGAACAGCACGAGTCCGATAAACAGCTTGATCATGATGTATTTCATTTCGTGATTCCTTTCTTATCGAAGCGTTGCAGGTTGCGACCGTCCATGACGGCGATCAGTTTTTTTGCGTACGCCGGGTCCGTTGCGTAGCCTGCTGCAGCCACGGCGATAGCCCACCCTTCGCCGGTCGTCTGCTGCCAGCACGAGGAATAGCGGCGGTTGTCCTTGAAGAACTTGACGCGGTCTTCCAGGCATTCCGACCACGAGGAATATTTCCGCCACGATGCCGGGACGACGACTTCCTTCCCGTTCAGGACTTCGCTGGTCTGCAGGTTGAACACTGGGCCATGCCACGACTTGTCCGCCTTGATGCCGAACAGGTTGAACGCCCGTTTCGCGAGGTCAGAATCCCCCCACCGGGATTCGCTGGCAGCTTGCGCCAGGGTGAACGATACGGGGATGCCGTATTTTTGCTGGATCGCGAGCGCGCCCGGCAATAGCGCGTCGAGGAACGCTTGCGGCGTCATGCCCTGCTCCAGCCCTGCCCACGCAGCGCGAGATAGATCGCGCCCGCGAACGCTGCAGCGGCCAGCCCGTAAAAGGTCCACCGGCCGAACTCGGCAAATTTTTCGTTCAGCCACTCGTTGATGGCTTCCTTGATGGCACGCTTTTGGGCGTCCGGGTCGATATTGGGCATGGTCAGGGCTCGCATGATTAGGTTAAGACTCCGCTAAGAATTTCAGACATACGTTGCGCAAGTTGGGCATCGGTACGACCGATTTTCGTCAAGCAATACTTTATCCCATTTTGAACAGAGGTCAGCGACAAATCGACTTGCGTCAGGCGAGGGTCGTCAACCACACTGAAAAATGCCGACACGGTGTCATCGCTCGACTTTAGCGGAATAATTTCGGGAAGGTCTGCGAGCATCAGCATTTTGAACTCGGCAGGCGTGACGATCGGCGGGCGGCTCACCCAAACGATTTCGACCTGAGCGGCCGATTTCGTCCAGTTGCCGGCGTCGTCCACGCGGTCCCCGTGCTCGGTTCCGTCCGGGACGGGCACGAACTCGGCTGCGATGTCTTCGTGAAAAATCGTTTTGGGATCGTCGACCGTGATGTCGACCGCGCAACCTTCAACGATACGTGCGTAAGTGGTCATGGGTTCTCCTTAGTATTCGATGACGACGACACCGTTGCCGCCCGCGCCGGTCGTACCGCCGCCGTAGCAGCAAGCGCCGCCGCCGCCGCCGATGCCGCCCGCCGTGGCTGCTGACGAGGATGCAGCACCACCGCCACCGCCGACCCCCGCTGCGGTTACAGCCCCGCCTGCGTTGTTGCCGCCCGCACCACCGCCGCCAATGCCGCCAGGTGGGCTGCTAGGGTTTCCGCCACCGCCGACGAAGCCGTCGAACGGGAATCGAACCGGGGAGTTGGTCGGATTGATCGTACCGCCGTTAAGCCCCAAAATGTTCGGTGCGCCTACCCCGGACGCAGGACCGAATGGCGAGCCCCCGCCGATAACTCCGGGACCGACAACGCCACCACCGCCGCCGCCCTGCGTGCCCGTCGCACCGACGCCACCTGCGCCGCCAGGCCCGAGTTGCGAACCCGAACCGCCGCCGCCGCCCAGGGTCGAACCACCTGCGCCACCTGCAGCCTGCCAGTTACCGCCCGTACCCGTACCGCCTGCGCCTCCTGTCGTCGTCGTGCCGCCTGCGCCGCCAGTTGCGGACAGAAGGGCCGCCAGCGACGAACTGCCGCCCGCTGCGCCGCTGCCAGTATTCACGCTTGCGCCGCCTGCGCCGACGACGACGGACAGGCTTTGCCCCGGCGTGACGGTGAATTCGCCCATGGCAAAGCCGCCACCGCCACCGCCACCGCCAGCCGTACCGTAACCGCCCGAACCGCCAGCGCCCACGAGGCGTGCGCGAATGCGCGTGACGTTGGTCGGCACGGTGAAGGTGAACGTTCCGGGGTTGCCGAACGTTTGATACCCGCCCTTGCCGTAATAGCCCAGGAATCCCGCAGGCGGGTTGTTGTTGATAACGTTGTTAAGGGTTGTGCGCCCGATGATGTCGCTTAATGCAGTCATATTAGACAAGCCTCCAATCAGAACCGTTGTACCAAAGTTCCAGAAGTTCGCCGCTCACGTCGCAAACGAGCGTCGCGGAACTTCCAAGAATCGTTTTCGTGCCGGGATTCACGGTCAACGGGTTGATCGACCACGTTCCCGCAATATCTTGAATTCGAATGGGGTTTTGATTCAACGGCGGGTCGGGCAACGTCATCGTGATCGCCCCTGCCGAAGTATCGATCCAGTAATCCCCGGTTGGACCCGCCGCGAACGATGCGTTCTTGTACTGCGGCGTAGAGCCCGCGCCGATCGCGGCGGCGGAACGATCCGCGTATTCTGTCGTGGCGATCTGCGTGTTGTTCGTGTTCTGTACCGCAGTGGGGGCAGTCGGGACGCCCGTCAACGCAGTGTTGACCAGGGCCGCCGCGATGGCTGCGGTAACGAACGCGGTACTTGAAGCCTTCGTCGAGTTGTTGCCGGGGCTTTGGGTGACGACGTCAAGCTGTCCGTAAGACATCGCCGTACCGTTGCTGAACACCGTATCGACGCCGCCTTGACTCACCGGCACGCTGGTTCCTCCGCTCGGGGCGACGTTGACCGCGAATGCGCCGGTCGTCGCGTTCTGGATGATCCAACTTTTCGAATACGTGTTCGGCACGATGATGTTCGCGTTGCTCGTCAGTGTGCCCGTAACCTTGATGATGCGCT